GCCCAAACAACCAGGCTGTTATAAAGGTAGGGCTCCTCAAAGATAGCGTCTGTGCCGGTCGAACCAACAATTAGATCGGGTTTATGATCGTCAGCATCAACAGGAACATGCTTCAACATTAGTTGCATGTTATTGGATGTTGCTGCGCCCTTTTTCAGTTCTTCAGGATCGCGAAACAGCTTGTATTTCCGCGCGGGGTCCAACCCCAACTCTTCGTAGTTGGGAATTTCGGACCCGAGATATTCGCACACATTCGCTTTCGAGATCGGCGTTTTCTCAACATGCAAACGTCCGTCTACGTCGTAGCGGCGAACAGATGCCCGGTCGAAGGCGAAAGAGTCGTGGGCTTGCGGCGCAGCTTTTAACACTTCTGCCACGCGCGGGTGCATGGGGCTTGGCATATTGTCATTGCTGAACCAGCCATGTTCCGTGTGCTCTTCGTTCAGCGTTGCTGCAAAAGGCGCATCGACGACTGCTTCATAAGTATGAAACAACATACCCGTCGGCGTTTTGACACTACCGAGTAGCTTCAAGCCTTCGGGACGAAAACCCGTCTCTTCCGCACATTCGCGGATCGCGGCGTCCATGGCTGCTTCGCCCGGTTCTGCACCGCCACCAGGCAATGCCCAATGTCCTTTGTAGTTTGCTTCCTTGTCGGAACGCTTCAGCAAAAGCACTTTGCCATCGGGCGTTCGCAAGATCACGCCAGCAGCAAGTTTCGGTTGCGCGTCTTCCCCTTGATGCTCCGGCTCCTGTTCTTCCTCCATAACCCATTTCAGAAACCCACGAACCATGCCGCGCCAATCGCGCGGTGCCATATCCTTACCAACGAATTCCTTGCCTACAGCCTGCGGCACGCCTCCATAGCCGCCAGGAGTGTGCGCGGCAGCTTCCATGAGGCGGTGTTGAGCGGCGGATTTTGTAGGCATCTATTCCTGCAAAAATTTCGGTTGCCGGAGCTTTCCTTAGAGGAGGTGTCAATGAAGCCCCGGCAATCCGGATGAACTAGTGAAGGGGTGGAACCGTCCATCCGAATTTGGTGTTTCAACGTCCTGCGGTAAGCCTCGCGTGATCAAGGGGTTTGATACCATCCCACGGCAATGCTTGTGCCTGCTTGGGTTTCTTGAACAGATCGATGTTCCGTTTTTCGACCGGCCGTCCGTGCATCTTGGCCAAGGTGGCTTGCCGCGCGGGGCTGCGTGCAAATCTGTACCAGCACCAGCCACGGTGAAATGCAGGCTCACCACAGCCGCATTTTGCCTGATTTGTTAGTTGTCGCAACCGGAATTGCTCATGGCAAAAACCTGTGTGACGCTTCGGGCGACCGCATTCGCAAAGACCAAGATCAGTACCTTCAACAAAGTACCTACGATATCGTCTGACGGTTGCTGTATGAATATCGAGCGCAGATGCAATCGCCCTCAACGATTCGCCTCGCTCCGTCATTTCACGGATGCGAGCGATCTTTTCTGGTGGTATCGTGTTTGCCATCTACCGCCCCGCCATCAACCGCGCCAGCGAAATACTCGGCATTGCATTTGGTACAGGGGGTGGCTTGCGCGTTCGCGAAGGCCAGCATTCCGTGTAGCGCTCATCCGCCGCGCTTAGCGTACCCTTCTTGTAGCGTTGTCCTCGGTTTACAATCATCCACGCCGCAGACGTTGAAATACCGAATTGATCGCCAAGTTCCTTGAATGTTTTGTTTGTTTCTTGTCGCATGGCGCGGAGTGCCGCGCGTGTGTCGGGCGGTATGGTGGACATTAGCTAAGCCCTGGAATAACAGGCTTGGCTACACAACGGCAATTTTTCAACTCTCCGGGAATGATAAATTGTTGTACTTTCGGATCGGGATCGAACCAACCCTTCGCTACGTCATACTTCTTGCCGCTATTGGCAAGATGCGTGGGGCGGGGAACTTTGCCACCATGCGAGTGCAACCAAACCGCTTGCGTGATACCCAATTCAAGTTGCCGCGCTCTTTGCAATGCGCCCATGATTTTATTGTTCTGGTCGAGAGAAATGAACGCCGCGCGTCGTTTCGTAACCTCGTAATGCTGCTCAAGTTCTTTGCTAAGCGTTCCAAGATCGCGTCCAGTCTGGACGCTGCGCATCACCGAGCCTTCAACCTGCGTCATGAACTGCTGTGGAATCGATTTGATGAGCGCTACGTTCTCCGCGACCGTAGCGGCAAGGATATCCTGCTGCGCCTTGGTCATGGTCCACCGAACGCTAATCCCACCGCGCCGAAGGATGGACTTTAGCTGCGCATCCGAACGCCTGTGCGCGGCCTTGGCGAAATACGCGGCAAGCTCCGGTGCCATGGCGTCGAAGTTCTTCTGCCATCGCCGCGCCAAATCCCGAACGGCCTTTCGCAAGGCTTCGGCCGGTAATTCGTCCTGCGCCATGATAGGCTCGTTCTTCTTGTAAGCGGCGCGTAGCCAATAATCGATTGATTTGTGCATGTCATCAATCATGGCTGTTAGTCGGCGCTTGTAGATCGCGGCAAGCCCCAAGCTCGGGCGAACAGGGGGGAGTAGGTTGGCTTTGGGATTGCGGCGTTTGATCGAAGTCATCGGGACGTTAACGAGCGGCTGGTTGTATCAACTTTGGGGGTACTTCCATCTTCCTTCTCGGTATTATCACCAGCCGCTCGTTCACGTTCCGGCGCTTCCGCCCGCGCTTGACGCTGCCCCCGAATGCGCTCCTTGCGCTTTTGCATGTAATTTTGCATATCAATTTGATTATCTAGTCGTCGACGTTCATTCGACCGACTTTGTTCGGGTCTTTGTTAACGCCGCGCCAGTATTTCGCCATATTAGCCGTAGCACAATCGTTGCATTTTACAACGCGCCAGCCGGGTTTTCTCAGACGAAGGAAATCGCTTTCAGCTTTTTCTTTTCGGCATTGTTTACATCGCTTCATAATCACAACCAACGCCGCTGAATTCCATAAGCGCCCGCCACTTCATCCAGCCCCCTGCCCATGGCAGTCTTCGTCTTCACTGTATTGATGCTGACATCACCTACTACTTGCAACAGCCGTTTGCGAAGTGCATCGTCGCTTTCGATCTGGACTGGTGTGTCAGGTTGTTGCTCGAAGAACTCGACACGCACCACATTCCCTTCAGGGTCCGTATTGATTGCAGCTACACGCGGACAGATGCCGTCGTGCTCTTTGGCGCAGTATGGACAAAGTTGGATCATGCAGGGCGCTGAGCACGCTCAAGTTCAATGATGCGTGCTTCAAGAGACTTCACAAAATCGGCTTTCGTTGGCTCATAACAGTCACGTGCTTCAAGCCGCTTATCAATCGATTCCAACAATTGAATGACGCGCTGTGCCTCAAGCAACGCCGGAAGTGGCCATTGCGGCAGCGGTGGTTGATGAAGCTGAAAGTCCGATATGATTGCGCTTACTGAACACATTAGTTTAGCTTCCCGCCGCTGATTGTAGTTCGCGAAATGTTGCCTTCGACAACCTGCTCGAACACAGGAAAGAACTCGACGCGCCGCATCTTGCCTTTGTTGTCATACTCCATTGCAGCAACATAGGGGCAGCGCAAGCCGTGTTCCTCGCCGCACCAGCCACACTCCTCGTCTTCGTCGTTGGGGCCATCGTTGTTCATGCTGCCTCCTTCGCTTCCGCCGGATCGGCCTGCGCTAAAATATGCCGCGCACCTACAGGTTCGCCCATTTCGTTTTCAGGGAAGTTCGCCGGCTCCGGTTCTTTGTCCACATCCAAGCCAGGGTACGGCGTATCCTTGTCTGCTGCAACGGCTTTGCGAACTTCCATAATGTCGATGCTGCCCATATCGACATACGCAGCGTGCGTATCGGCCTTGGCCTTAAGCATTTCGGCTTGCTCTTTTTCGCTTAGTGCATGGAGCTTCTTGAAGCCGAAAGTAATTTTTTCGTCAATCTGACCGAACTCGGAAAGCTGAATGAAATCGATGACCCGTTGCAAATTCGGGCGAAAGAACGCTTCCTGATAAGCGTGAATGGTATCTTCAAACACCCTGATCTCGCCTTCATTGCTGGCTTGTAGACCGGCCGGCGAAACGCCTAGCAGCTTGACCAACGGGATTTTAGAAACCGCCGCCATGTGCTCTTGTAGTTGTGCCAGCAAAGCATCCAGTGTACCAAGCGGCGAACTCACATTCTTGAATTCTTCCGTCCCCTGGTTGGTCAGCATGAGCCCAAGGTTATCGCGGCAAAGGTTGAACAAAGCAGCGCGTTGAAACAGTTGCTGCCCATCCTGTTGCACGGATGTTTGCAGATCGGTCTCCAGTACCATAATACTGAATGCGTGGATCAGATCGGAAACGCTGCCAACACCCTTCAACCAACGGTCAATATAAGGCTTGGCCATCTGCGACAATGCAAGGCCACCGAACGCATAAGAAGGCTTCAGAATATCTGGTACTTCGCGCGATACAAACCGTAATAGACGGCTCTTGTGTACTTCGCGCTGCATCACAAACCACGTCGATGGATTGTACCAATCATCCGACATGGGGTTTACAGCGTCGTAATTAGCAGGGTAGCACCAAATAGCTTCGACCCGCTTGAAACTCTTCAACGCACCCTTCTTGCATTTGGCTTTGCTGATGGCTTCCCGGCCGTCGCCAATGGTCTTGACCATTTCATCGCGGTCGTTCTGATCCGTGCCAAGATCGATATACAAATGATCCCGGCCCATGAATGAATCGTATTTGGAGATATTGCAGAACAGATCGCGCACACCGAACCGCTTTACAGCGTCCTCAAGCTTGCGGATTTTTTCTGCTTTAGCTTCTTCCTCCGTTTTGCTCAGATCGCCTACGGCCTGAAACTCGATCCATTCGCGTGTGGCTTCGGTGGCGATGGTTTCGGCAATCGCCCTATACTCAGCTATTTGAGCGTATTCGCTCAGAATTCCGTAGCCAGCGAAAGTCCATCCCTGCGAGTAGACGCCGGTCGTATAATACTGTGTCGGTGATAGCGCAGTAACCGCCGAACAACCGGCACTCGAATCCATCGCCATAGGAAGCGACTTCTGCTTCCAGCCTTTCGGCACAACGCCGGGCGGCGGAGGGTATGGACGCAGGGCTTCCGCGTCGAATTCAGGGCTATGGACAACCCGCTTACCGTTCAGGCGCGCTATCAACGCCTCGGAAATTTCTAGTCCCTGTGGCTTGGGCGTCGGTTCAGGGGGGCTTACTTTAAGCTTGGGTGGTGGTTTGCGACGTGTCAATAGCGCGGGCCTATGTTGCGCAACTGATCAAGCACCGTTTCACCTGCCGGTATGATGCGTGCCGTAGGAAACGCCGCGCGCTGCCCTGATAATCTATCCAAAAGGTTGCTACTAATTTCCATCGGTGCCCTTCGCGCGTCTTCGACCGAATACCGCAGTGAATCAATTACATGGTTCTTCCGATCTTCCAACACCGGAAGTATTTCCGGCGGATCGGTACGCTCATTCACTTTCCATGAATAAGACGAAAGCTCGTCTACGGTATGAACACAGCGCGGGTGAACGACAATATCGTAGGATTGCAGGAACTCGATACCATCTTCAACCGACCCAGCACCCTTGATGGCAGGAACTACATTCGCGTAGCCATGCCGGTTCATGTAATCAATTGTTTCAGGGCGCGCGCTGTCTGCCGTTATACGCCATTTCTTTGCGTCTGGAACCGTATCGAACAGCGCCGGCGTTCGGTCAATGGCGCAGCCAACCTGGTATGCCTCGAAGTCAACATAGAGTGTTCGGCCTTCAATGAAACATCGAATAAGAACAGTCGGATCAATGCTGAAGCCCCAATCCGCGCCGTAGTGGAAGCGGACGTTGGGTGGGGTTTGGAACTCCCGAACAACCCAATTGCGAAAGACACGGGCTTCGGAAAGCTTCTCATACTTGCCTAGCCAAACATGGGCATAGCGGTCGGGGTCGCGTGCGCGATCCCGTAGCATGTCTTTGCGAAGTTCTTCAGGGAACCACGGATTGTCCCTGTAATTGGCCTCGATGCAGACAAAATCAGGATCGCCAGCGTTATCGCGAAAGAATTTATCGACCGGATCAGTTGCCTTGTTCGGGTTCCACGAGAACCATTCTTCAGAGCCTTCGCGAAAAGTTGGTGTTAGTATTTCCAACGATTTGCGGCTGATCGATTGGGCTTCCTCAACCCAACAACGATTGAAACTTTCAAGCGACTTAATCGAAGTGGCAGAACCGGAGCCTTTGGTGTTTGTTTGTAACCCCTTGAATACAAACAAACTATCATAAGGACCACGAATTTCGGTATCTGTTATAACAAACTTCGATTGTACACCATACTTCTGGATTTTATCCTCAAGGAGCTGTTTAACAGAATCTTTTATTGAAGACTGTACTTCACGGACACAGGCCGCTCTTGTGTGGCGCCTAAGCGACTCTTGTACAAGTTTGGACGCAAAAAAATGGGATTTCCCGCTTCCCCTTCCACCATGCGCACCTTTAAAACGTACCGGCGCTAAGAGCGGAAGGAAAATTTCTGCAACATCAATCTGTAATATCTGTCCGGTTTGGTTTGACGATCCGGAGTTCGATTTCACGAATTTCGACAGGACCACCGTCCGGTCCCGTAACTTCGTTTGTGATCTTGTCGCCATAAACCTTGGGCATTAGCTTTGAAAGCAGCCATTTGCGTGTGTCAACACGAAGGCGCGAGCGTTGAATATGTTCGTTATTTGGTACTTCATAGTCCTCGCCGTCGCTGTTCTGACGCGTGACCCAATCGTTTGTGCCATCATCAGCAATATCGATGATTTCTTCAGCAAGATATAGACTACGCGCGGCACAGGCGCGGGTGTACTGCTCAACAAAGCGTGGATATTTTCCCAACCAATTGAACACTGCCGTCATGGACGGCATATCTTTTGATCGGCAAATCTCGCGTAAGCTTTGACCTGTAGCTATACGAGAACAAATAACTTCAACAAGCGCCTGATTATACATAGGCGGTCGTCCGGTCGGACGTTTGTTGGTTTCAATAGTTTGAGGCATAGCTACCGCCTCCGCACAAGTCGCCCCGCACGGTATGCCCACCGATACGACACTTGGTCAATGAACCGTCTGATCCACTGCCGGCCGTATCTGGTGGAAAGCCACTGTAGCGCGAGTGATGTTTCCAAACAAGGAAACCTCCAATTCGGCCCAACCTTTGTTACGGCGCCGCATGAACACACCCTGGAAATTCGTGAATGGCCCCGAAAGGATATCCACCAACTGCCCAACTACGTAGTTGTGCTGCGCATCCAGATTGACGGTTTCGACCGTCGAAATTCGATCTACCATTTGCTCGACAAAACCTGAAGGGATTTTCATTGGCCGGTCGCTTACCGGCAGCAGCCGCCGAACGCCGCGCGTATGTGTGATATCTTCCCACCGGCAATCCGGATCGCCCGCATCAAAACAAACCAGCCCATAGCCCGGCAGCAAATCGACTTCCTCGTCGATTACCTCGCCGCGACGAACGATTCGTGTTTTGATTTTCGGAAACAAACTCGCAAACCCCTGCCGCGCCAATCCGCGCTGCGCTACCTCGGCCATCATGGGTTTGATCGACATCGCGTACCATGCACCCTGCAATTTGCCGCCTCTGTTTCCAAAAACAATCCAAGATCGAAACGGGTTCTGCGGCTCTATCGCATAGCCCTAGCAAACCGCAAACGGCTTTGCAAGCCCTAAATTGCTAAGTTGTAATTACAGGGGGTTACAACCGAAACCGTCTTTTGGGTGACGTCACACGACCACGTTTTCTTTTCTTATTTTTAGCTGTTTAAGGCAAGCAAAGAAAACGTGGTCGTGTGACGTAGCGTGTATGGTTTTGTGGTTGTATGGTTCATGGTGGTACAACCTAGCAACATGACGCGCGCGTACACGACCACGTTTTCTTTTACTTGCTTTAGGTTTTTAATAAGCGTAAAGAAAACGTGGTCGTGTGACGTTATACAGGGACCAACAAACAGGACACACTATGGCTCGCGAACGCCACTACCCCGATCCCCCTTGGGGAATCATGCACGGCACGGATAGCCCGCCACCCGCCGAACTATACCCGCCCCGCCTGGTTTGGATTGAAGGTCGCATCCGCATCAATACCGAAGACGATCTTTTTCGTGATATGATGCAAGAAGCATACCCCCTGCTTATCCGACTTGGTTTTCAAGTCCATGAGCAAATGATCACTGTCGAAGACGATATTTCCACGGTTCCGCAGCGCCGCCGTTTTACGCCGACGAACATTCCTTTGGAGCATGTAATTGCCACCGTATCCCTGGACCCTGGCCACGATGACCTGTACTATGCCGAAGAATTGTTCAAAGGCGATCTATGGAACGAGTTCACCCAAGCAGCAGCCAGAAACCGTTTCCGGCAAGCAGCCCGCCGCGCCGGCACAACCAAAATTCGCAAATTCTGGACCCGAGGCGGAAAAGTTCTTTATGGCCCCCCTAATTGGGAACCACCGAAATGAGCGTAGCCCTGTACTATTACCGCGTTATAACGCTTACCGATCAGGAGCTTGAATCGGCAATCCGTGCCGATTCGGGGCATACGGGTGCCTACTATGCGGAAACAATCCTCCTTGACGGCAATCCCAACGTGGTCGGCCCCAAGACGCGCGCCGAACTGGTTTCCCTCATGCACAAACGACTCCGCAAGGCACAGCGAACCACTTCGATCAAGCGCACGAAAGCGGTACTCGGTAAGCGAAAGAACGTCTATGTCGCTGCTTAAACATGTGCTCGGTTGGTTACAGCGACTCAGGCGCACCAGACGTCGTGGCTCAATCCGCGAATCCGATATAGACGGCCATTGGAACAGCTAAACCAGCCCTAACTACTAATACAAAATAACCCTTTACAACCGCCCGCCCCTATGCCTACCATGCGCCTAGAACCGGAGAACCAGCGTGGACTACACCCCCAAGACAACCCCCTGGGCACACCAGCAGGCAGCTTTCGACATTTCGTTTGACAAGGCTAATTTTGCCTGCCTGATGGAGCAGAGGTGTGGAAAAACGAAGGTAATTATTGACACAGTCGCTTACCAATATGAGCAAGGAATAATCGACGCTCTAATCGTGGTAGCCCTTCCATCCGGTGTACACATAAATTGGACCAAAGACGAAATACCAACCCACCTGCCCGACCGGATTCCTTACAAATCAGTGACCTGGAACTCGCAAAAAGCCCGCACTAAAACCTTTCAGGAAGACCTTAAAAACCTTTTATATTTCAAGGGGTTAGCCGTATTATCGGTTAATGGAGAAGCCATAATCACCGAAACATTTCGCGCCTATATCGCACTGTTCCTGAAGCTTCGAAAGATATTTCTTGCGGCCGATGAAACAACACTAATTATGTTACATCCCGGCACACAACGATCAAAAATGATGCTCCGTCTCGGGCGCCACCCTAACGTCAAATTCAGACGGATAATGGATGGAACTCCCTCTGGAGAAGGCCCATTCGACCTTTACACCCAATTCAGTTTCCTTGATCCAAGAATTCTCGGTTACACATCTTTTTTCGCTTTCAAACAGCGTTATGCCGAGTGGTCCACCGGATATAATGGAGCTACCGGACGGGAATACCCTGTACTTGAGAAATACAAAAATCTCGATGAACTGGCGTCAAAGATAGCCCCGCATTCATTCCGCGTCACCCGGAAGGAAGCTTTCCCGAACATGCCAGATCAAATTATTTGTCACATCAGATTCGAATTGACGTCCGAGCAGCGACGCGTTTACGACCAGCTTTCCAACAACTACGAAGCCGAACTTCGCGATATGACGACCGTTACCGCGCACCACGTCCTGACAAGGTTGATGCGGCTTCAACAGGTAGGTAGCAACAGGTGGCCATCCGAAAAAGCATTCGCCCTCTGCACTGCTTGCGAAGGCGCCGGCTGCGAAGCCTGCGACCGCGTAGGTGCTATTGAAACATCAACTCCCGCCAAAATAATCGACCCCCTGGCCAACCCTCGCTTGGAAGCCCTCAAGGATCAGATAACCCGAACCAGCGACCCGTTCATTGTTTGGTGCCGGTTCACCACGGATGTTGATGACGTACTCAACTTATGCACCGAAATGGGGCGCAGCCCGGTTCGCTACGATGGCAAGACAAGTCAGGATGAAAAAACCCAAGCCAGAGAAGCCTTCAAATACGGCGCTGCCGGCGCGTTGGTAGGCAACCCCAACAGCGGAGGGCGCGGACTAACACTCAAATCCGCCAAGACAATCTTCAACTTTTCTCATTTTTTCTCATTGCTCGTATACCTCCAAGGCAACGACCGCGCCGAAGACCCCCTGGCTCAACGCGGCACCGCAATTGTAGACCTGATCGCGGAAGGTACGGTAGACGACGATATTGCCGAAGCCCACCGCGCCAAGAAGTCCGTCGTTGACCTGATCATAGAGCGCAGGAGGCTAACCAAATGAACACACCATCCACCTCCGCGCCTGACGGGGCCAGCGGCGGCAGTTCGAATCCTGCCGCCGCGACTGATTCCGAAACCACAACAGAGAATGGAGGTGAGGCCGATACCGAGAGACCCGGAGACAGGGATACCAGTGCCGAGAGGAATTCGGCCAATACTACGTCGCCCCCAGACGGCGAGCTGGGGGCGATTTCATCCGATCCGATGGAATCGCTACACGACAGTATCATGAAGCTCCGCAAACCCGAGCAGGCAGGATCATGAGTCCGTTCGATATCTGCGTTGCCTCGACAGGGTTGTCGGTTCTTATGCTTGCGATTTTCATAGGATCAGGGCGTGGGTTGGCACTTGTGTTTTTCCTGATATTTGCGATCCCCGAAGTGGGGCAAGAAATGCATCGGTGGAATGTTGAGCCGCCCTGCACTGAACTACAGATTAAGGGATGTATTTCATGACCAACCCCGATGTAATCGCGGAAATTCACAGGCGGCACACTGCTTTCGTCCGTTTCAACGCCGACCGCGATAACGAGCCGCGCTTCCATACACATGGTCTTCAAGGACAATTAGACCGCGCCACGCTTCTAGACCTCCTCCCGGCAAAAGAAGCCGAACTCGCTGCGGCGCGGGAGCGGATGAAGGAGATTTGTATTGTCGTGAAGGAATTGCTTATGGCAATGGACGACGAAGGCACTGCAAGTCTGCGATTCGAACGTATGGCGGATAACAAATCGGCTTATTCCAAGGAAGAGCTTGTGGCCGCACAGGGCGCCGCAGCAGATGCAATTTGCACGTGCAGTGTAGCAATCTCTGCCATCCGCGCTGCCCTCGCAAAGGAGCCCGACAATGGCTGACGATCTGGCAAAAATTGGCTCGCTTCGCCGTGCTTGGCTCGGGATCGGATTTACTCGCATGGCGCGCATTCTTGCGGTGGACGAGCAAGACGGCACGGTGTTTGTCGAGTGGCCTGAATACAATATCCAAAACGAGTGGATAAGGCTGGGCCAAATAACATGACGACAATAGCTGACGATCTGATCGCGCGGCTGGAAGCGGCTGCGAAGGAATGCCGGTACTGCTTGCACGGGCTCCCATTCAAACTGACGAAAGAAGGTCGCGAGGTCCATATCAACGAGAAGACCGGCACCGCGCACAAATGTGAGACGGAACTCTTCCGCGAAGCCGCGGCGGCCCTCGCCTCGCGGCCATGGAAAACTGTGATAACGGATGATGCAATCAGGCAAATCATCCGTCCGATACGCGGTTGCGCAACAGACGAACAATATCAAGACATCTATTCACGGGTTGAACATGCCCTTACGCTCGCCTCGCGGCAGGCCGGCGCAGACGGCTGGCAGGACATTGCGACGGCGCCGAAGGATGGGACGTGGGTGATAATTTGGGTCACGCCGGGGCACCTCAATGCAGACAAACGCGCCAGCCCAGTGATTGCGACATGGGACACGGTTCTCAATCCGTGCTGGATTGATGAATACGGGGATGAAATTGAGGAAATTGCATCGCACTGGATGCCGTCTCCCGCACCACCACTCTCCGCCGCTCCCAAGCAAGGTGATAAGTAATGTCAACACAAATCAACCCCCTGACCGACCTAATAACAGCAGCCGAAACCCTGCTGCGCACCAACCCGGCCTTTCGCCTGCGCCCTATAGGCGCTCCAGGCAGCGCCGCGCGGCAAGCGCAGGACGACGCCATTGCCGCCGAAGACCAGTTGCGTGCAGCCATTACCAAGGCGCAAGAGCAAACATAAGGACCACCGCACCCATGCCCATCGTCTATGTAGTAAACGAGCCGGTGAAGCGTGACCCCGAAACCGGACAAATGAAACGCATTTACGACTTGATCCCGGCGGAAGGATTCGGCTCCTTGGTATACCTGCTTCCGCCTGGCGACGTACCCGGCGATTCTAAACGAATTATCGATATGCTTTGGGACGGCTTGGCCCGCTTCAAGCCTACCGACTATCTTCTCCCCATAGGCCACCCCCTGTACATCGCATGGGCCGCTACGGTAGCGGCGCAGAAGGCAGGTGGTACTTTGACTATGCTGCTGTGGGATAATAAATACCGTTGCTACCGCCCCGTCCACGCGGTATTGTGGACCCTAGAACCGGAGAACCAACATGAACGAGAATCTACCTGTTGCTGATGTCGAAGAAACTGCAACGTCAATCGAAGATATTGCCAAAGTTCGCGCCTACGCGGAAGCGGCTGTAATATACAGCAATGATATAGCCAAGCTTGAGCTACTACTCGCTAACAAGCAAGCCGGATACAAACAGACTGTCGAGCACGACCTGCCCAACGCGATGATAGCTGCGCGGCTTGAAACATGGCCGTTGCCCGGCGGTGCCCGTTTCGATCTTGCCACCATTATCAACGCCAGCATTCCCAAGGATCAGACCGACGAAGCTTTTGAGCTATTGGAAAAGCAAGGGCACGGCGATCTGATCAAACGGCGCATCCAGATATTGTTTGGACGCGAAGATATTGCATGGGCCAAGAAATTCCTTGCCGATTGCGCTAGACGCAAGCGCCCCCTGGACCTTAGCCAAAAGGCGTGGATCGAGCCTCAAACCTTCAGCGCCTTTGTGCGCGAGCAAATAAAACAGGCCGCCGCCGAAGGCCGCGACCCCGAAGAAACCGTTCCCACTAAGCTGTTCGGTGTCTTCAAAGCCACCTACGCCAAGTTCGTAGCATCCAAGGTGAAGAAGTAACAATCAAAGGAGGAACAAACATGCGCTTTATACTACTTATCGGTTCGTTGGCCATCACACTTGCATCTTGTGATGAACCATCAACACCAACCGCCGATCAACACATGCAGCAGGTCCAGACGCAGACAACCGCCGAAGCGGATCGCGAAGTAGGATTTCCAGCCATCGTAAACTGGGCCGAGAAACGTCAAGTCAAAGACCTTTACGAACTTCGTGACAAGAACGTTCCGACATGGACCTACATGCAGGGGATCGATGGGCGCCTGATTTGCATGGGGCAGTCCATAGGGTACGGTATACCCTACGCCGTCCAGTTCTCCAATCCGCAAATGAAAGTGCGCGCAGGCCTCGGCCAATATAGTGGCGACATGCTCATGACGCAAGCCGAGCCGAATGGTCTCTACATGCCGGCCGATGCGGAAGGAACATGGGTCCAGATGCTCGATCCGACAACTCAGAAAGTTGTGCCGGTTTACGTCGAGCCGCGTGTGACTGTATCCCCGTTCAAACTCACTGGCCCCGTCGTGGCCAAAGATTGCCCGTAGGAGGGCAACAATGCGCGAAGATATTGAAGCTGGGGCCACAGGTACAGCGTGGCTCTTTTACGCGTTTATCATCTTTCTGATTCTGGCGACGCTTGGCGGCGGGTGGGCTCTGTTCTTCAACCGGCACGCCATGCCCTATGCCGAAGAAACGCGGCGTCTCACATACGGGCAAAGCATGACCTATCAGCAGGGCTCACAACGCGATTTTGAAAATCTGTGCCTACAGTACACACAAGCAACGTACGTAGGCTCCAAGCTCATGATTGCTGATACGATCCGCCGTCGCTTGCAGGATTATGTTGGCCCTCCGCTTGACAGCGATGTACAAGCATGTATTGCCCGAATAGGTCTAAGGTGAAGAAATGACTAAATTAACCATGGGCGTAATAGCCATTGAAACATGGCTGGAGATGAACGGGATAAATTCCAATGGGTTACAAATTACTTTATCGTTTCCGGAAAGCCACCAAGCATCCGCAGCACATTGCCTAATGGGCTTTGAGTTTAGAGACTTTATAGTAGGCAAACGCTTCGATTGTGCGTTGATGAACGACGGGACAACCATCAACAAAATACCAATCAAGTTTGAAACCATCAAGCCAACCCCCTGAACCACCACGAAGGAGTTATACAAATGACGCGTCCAGACGATTTTGGCGGGGAAATCAAAAGCTTGATTGACCGCGCATTTGAAGAAATAGCACGGCAAGCGGTTCGAGACGTGATTGCTCGTGAAGCGGGTTCCGCAATTGATTCTGATGTGAAAGATGCCATAAAATTAATGGCGTCCAACATGGTCAAAGAAGATGTGGAAATTCGTAAGATGATCAAAGATCGAATCGTGTATTGGATTGGTAAGCAGTAACCCCCTGAACCACCCGCCGCCCCGCCGTCTGCGGCAACCAGAAGATGGCTTAACGAAGGAAAAGCAAAGATGAGCATCGAACAAGCAGTAGCAACATTGAAAGAAGTCGATCCAAAAACCGGGCAAGAAATAACCACCGCCGCCGGCACCGACCTTGCCGTAGTAGACTTCGGCACCGACGCCGGTGCGGGCATGGAGAACGTCACATCCGACGAGCTGAAAGTACCTTTCCTTACACCGTTGGCCGCCAACAGCCCGCAAGTAGCCAACCCCCCTGAACAAGGGGGCTTGCCGAACGCCAAGGCCGGAATGATCTTCAATACAGGCACAGGTGAGTTGTACGATGGCAAGCCGGGGCTTGTTTTCATTCCTGTTCACCGCGATCATAACTACGTGGAGTTCACGCCCCGCAATCTTGGCGGCGGCTTCGTTGCCATTCACAAACCCGATGATCAGTTGATCCAGGACTTGAAGGCGGAGCAAGGGCGCTTCGGACGTTTGAGTTACGGCGTTACCAGCCGCAACGAAAAGGGCGAGGCGTTGAACGGCACCGAGCTTTCCGAAACTTTCTATCTGTTCGCATTGATTATCGATCCCCACACCAACCACCCGTTCCGCGCGGTAATTCCATTCAAATCGACGCAGATCAAGAAGTACCAAGCGTTCATGCAACGCCAAACATCGTTCAAGTATGCCAACCCACGCAGCACAACCGAAAACCTGCTCCCCCCTATCCAGCCGCCAATTTGGGCGCACCGTTGGCGCCTTGCTACCAACTTCGAATCCAACAAGAAAGGTAATTTTTACGGCTGGTCGCTAACACTGGACGCCAAGAAACCGGACGGTACCGAAGAACCATACATCAAGAGCCTGATACGCACGTCCGACCCCCTGTACCAGGAAGCAAAGGCATTCAACGCGATGCTCGAATCCGGCCGCGCCCGCGCCGACGTAGCCGGCGCCGCCAGCGAGGACGAAGAAATCCCGTTCTAAGTATGAATGCTGACGGAACGGCTTTCTTCAGTCGTTCCGTCAGCATAAATAATTCCAAGACCCACAGCAGGAGGATAGAATGAAAGTGTCGCTAGTCGAAAAGGTTTTGCTCAATATCATGGGGCTTTGTGGTGGTATTGCGCTTACGGCTGTTATAGAGATGGTGTGTGGATATAGGTCTAGTACCCCACACATATGGCCGCTTTTCGTTGGTGTCCCAATAATGGTGGCGTTTGCTAATTGGGCATGGATTTCAATTGAGAGCGACCGACCATGACCGCCCCGCATCCGACCGCAGAGGCCGCACGGATTGCGGAGATAGAGGCGAGGCTTGAGAAGGCGCATGTTGCGGCCTGTTCGGTGGAGCGCCGCGACGAATCTGACGGAGGCATTTCTTACGAATTATGGTGCCAGCCGGACGGCACCGGCTCGCTGGATCGCGTTGTTGTATTTGATGCCCGCGAAGCACTTTCGCAGAAATATCTCAGAACACGCGCAACTTTTTACGCCCATGTTCCAGATGACATTCCATGGCTCATTTCCCATCTCCGCACCGCATGGGCGGAAAGGGATGCGGCGAGAGCGCGGATAGTAGAGTTGGAGGGCGAGAATAAAGTGTTGAAGTGGAGTCCGCCCAAAGATTGGGATGGCAAAGAAATCGCCCGCCTCCGCGCCGACCTCGACCGGGTGAGGAAGGAGACGGTGGATGAAGTAATCGAACGGCTAGAAATCATAGCAGAGAGCTATAAGAAAGATGCTGCAAAATGGGAAGTATCCGCACCTACCAGAGAATGCAGGCCGATCTTGGTCCGCGCGAACCAAGCCGTCACGACGGCTAAATTGTGTATATCTTCCATCCGCGCCCTCACCGAAAAGGCCCCGAACGATGAGTGACTTGATAGGTAGTTCTGTCTGTCCAATTTGCGGGGTCGATACGCCGCACGCTCACACGAAGGCGTCTATTGCGTCCGAGTATCGGGAACAATGGTTGCAAGCCAAGTTCGAGAAGCATCTGCTCCACTGGTTTTGTCGATATAAGGACGTGCTCCCATGTTCTTATGGCATGGGCATTCATCTGACAAAAAAAGTGAGTGGCCCAGTTGGAACATATTGGTGGTGGCCGGTCGAAATGATTTGGGCATTTTTCCGCATCGGTACTTCTCTGTTCGCGCCGCCATTGCCAGACGATTCCATACCCGATGTTAACGAGGCGCTTGAAATCAAAAAGTATCCATTTGGCAAAGGGTACGGCGAGATATACGAAAAGGACCCGAACAATGGCTGACGAAGCAAACCCGGCAGCGCCCGACAAGCACAAGCATCACCGACGCGGAGATAATAGAATGAGCGAAGATTGCGTGACCATGAATGTGCTAGTAGGCGGCACAGAATACTTCGTGCCAATACCTATAGGCGATGCTCTTGATGATCTTCTTGCCGCCGCGCGCAAGGTTGTCAGCAACAGTAAGCCGCCATTCCCCGAGTTCATGCCAGAGCTTGATAAGGCGTTGGCGGCTTTCGATGGATTTACCAGACTACCAGGGAGTGCTCAGACGTGATAACTACGCGGCCTCTACGACACGATGACCATCCCACGCCGGAGCCGTGGGAAGTGACCGTGTGGGAAAAGAACGTCTTTGTCTACGGCGGCTCGAATAATGATGACATCGCGGAGTTTAATTTCTGCGATGAATCGACCGTCAAGATTACAAAGGATGAGGCGATAGCGAATGCGTGTCTGTTCGCTGGTGCGCCTGCCCTTCTCAGAATTGCGCAACGATGGGCTGCGCTCGACGGCGGTGCATGGAATGCCTCACGCTATGAACGAGAGTGCGACGAACTGTTTGCCGATACGCGTGCTGCAATCGCAGGAGCGGTTCCACAATCATGAGCCCCCAGAGCAATGTCTGACGAAGCGAAGCCGGAAGCGCCCGCGCGGATATGGGCCAATGACACGTGGATCGCCACGCTCAACGACGAATACACCACGGCTTATAAGGAATCTGGAGGTGTTTTACAAACGGCCTACATCCGCGCCGACCTGGCCGACGGGCTGGCGGAGGCGCTGACGGCATTAGTATCCGCAAAGGCGCTCGCCGGTGTCCGTGAGATTGTCGCCGGATGGAACGGCGAGGGGAAGCCAGACGGACCTTATGCGCGCCACGCTGACCGGCTTGGTGCGACGCTGCCCAAAACGAATTGCGGCGCCGTCTATGCGCTTGACGAAGCAATGACGGCCGCCCGCAACGCGCTTGCTGCATTCGGTGCCGCCGGGAAGGAGGGGAAGAAATCATGAGCGCCTATATGAAAATGATTTACATCGACAGCGACCAGAACGCTAGGCACACGAACATGGGCTTGGAGCGTGACTCGTTTGCCGAGATGAAGGCCGAGTTTGAGAAGTGTCGCGAGCATGCAGTGGATCAGGCGTCCGCAACATTCCTGCTTGATTTGCACAATGACGCCGGGGATTTGGAAGATACGATTCCGCTTGATGACAGAGGCTTCGTAGCTATCACAGGAGCGAAGAAGCTATCGGACGCGGTGTATCGCAAAATTGACGACGAGTATTGGTCAGAGGCACGCAAACAATGACCGCCGCACTCAAACCCCTGACCAAGTGCGAACACAAGGACTTCAAGGCTATGGTGAATGTCGGTCGTTTGCTTGACAATGCTACGGAATCCTGTGTAGTTGGATATATTGCTGATATTCGCATCAAATGCGCGGAATGTGGACTACCATTCGAGTTTCTCGGGTTAGAACCCGGCGTGGACACACAGGGCGCCCGCGTCAGCCTTGATGGGCTGGAGGCACGGATTGCGCTAACACCCAAGGGCACGCGACCAAACCCCTTTCAACGGCGTGCATTCAATGTGAGGAACTTCGATGGCTGATACACACCTGACCGACGCCGAACTGGCGGAACTGCTGGAGAAGGCGGGGAAGGCATTTGAAGGCCCATGGGTCGTAAGCGACAGGCATGAATTCGGTAACTGGAACGTCCGCCAGGACCCAGAAAACTGGAATGGCATGGGCTATCAACACATTTGCTCGTTGCCTGTATGTGGTGGCAGAAAGTCATATCATGGCGAGCGGTTTCAAAGCACGGCCGCTCACATCGCCGCCTTCAACCCCGTCACCGCACGCAGGCTGGTGGAGGAAGTGCAGACTATTCGACGCGCGGTTAATTCGTTTCTAGTCGAATATATCGTGGCGAACGATACGGATGCGAGCATTCGGTCTCTCGATACAGCAGCCGAGTCGCTGGCCCGCTTGATCCTACCCCAAGACTAAATGCTAACCCCCGCCACCATCCACGGCTTTGCAGCCGCCTTCAGCGGCCTTGCCCGCGCGCATGGGCGGTATGAAATACCTAACGGCGCCAAGGCCGATGGCGAAGGCAAGATCAAAGGTAAAGCGTGGACCACGCAAGAACCTGTAACAACCGAACTATGGCGCAACCACCTTGAAGGCCGCTTAGGGCTAGGCATAATTCCAATCGACGACGAAGGTACAACATCGTTCGGTGCCATAGACGTAGATGTCTACCCCCTGGACCTTGCCGCACTACTGAACAACATAACAAGCTATAAGCTTCCTCTAATTCTATGCCGAACGAAAAGTGGGGGCGCGCATCTATACCTGTTTTGCAGACCCAAAGCCCCGGCAGCACTGGTCCGCGCCAAGCTTGCCGAATGGGCCGTCCTGCTTGGCTACCCCGGCGTCGAGGTATTTCCCAAGCAATCCAAGCTGGCGTCGGAAGCCGATACCGGAAACTGGATCAACATTCCTTACAATGGGGGCGACCGCACACTTCGCTATGCCCTAAAACCCGATGCTAGTGCCGCTACGCCGGAAGAATTCTTAAGCCTTGTCGATACCACAGCAATCACACCCGCCGAACTGGAATCCTTCCAAACCCCAACACACGGCGACAGCTACGACGACCTGTTGAAAGAAGCCCCGCCCTGCCTTGAAACGCGCGCCCGCATAGGGTTTGGCGATTGGCAGAACAACGGCATGTTCAACATAGCAGTCTATTTGAAGAAACGTTACAAGGAAGATTGGTTAAAGCATTTTTCAGCCTACAACACCCTAATGAAACCCCCCTTGACCAGTCGCGAATTGGCGTCGATAGCCAAATCACTTTCCAAGAAACATTACTCATTTCAATGCCGCCAGGAGCCTATTTGTTCGGTCTGTAACAGGGGGGTATGCCTTACCCGGAAGTACGGGGTAGCGGGATCGGCGGACGATCCGCAAGTAACATTCGGCGATCTTGATCTTCTGGATACCGATCCACCGCTTTGGATGTGGGATGTGAACGGGTTGAGGCTTGAAATTTCCACCGAAGACATTATGGATCAGCGCCGTTTCCAGAAGGTGTGTTTCGAGAAGCTTGGCGTCTGGCCGGCATTCGTGAAGGATTCCACCTGGCGCGAAATTGTTGGCGAAAGGCTGGCGAAAGCCAACCGGACGCCCGTACCGGAGGACGCTACCAAAGAAGGTCAGTTGTGGGTGCTGCTTGTCCGCTTTTGTACCAGCAGGGTTATCGGGCGCAATTTGGACGAATTGCTGTTGGGGAAGCCCTACACGGATGGCGATGGACGTACCTACTTTTGTTCAACGGATTTTATGGACTACATGCACCGCCATAAAGCTACGGTCAGCAGCGAACGCGAACTCTACCGTGTGCTTGCCCGGCGCGGCGTCAAGAACCATACTGCCGTTATCAAAGGCAAGGAGCTTTCCTACTGGAGCATTCCCGCCCCCAGCCATCAAACCGAGCCGCACGATATCCCGCGCGCAACCATGGAGAAGATGTAGATGCACACCGAAAGCGCCGACCGCTACCACGGAATGAAGTACCGGGGACGCCGGGAAAGCTTCAAAGAGTATGCCAACCGTGTTTCATTTGGACTTGCGGATAATGGCGATCATTACCATGAATTGCGCGATATTCTGCTCGAACAGCGGTTCTGCCCCGGCGGCCGGATACAAGGTTCCATTGGCGCTACGAGGCGAACTACCAGCTTTAATTGTTATGTATCGGGGACTATCAACGATAGCCTGGTAGATGGCGACGGATCGATCATGCAACGTTTGACCGAATCCGCACAAACGGCGAAGCTCGGCGGCGGCATAGGATACGATTTTTCGACACTGCGACCGCGCGGATACCGCGTAAAGCAAATTGAATCGGACGCCACCGGGCCTGTTTCTTTCATGTCGTTATATAACGTAACCGGGCTTACGATGCAGTCCAGCGGTCACCGCCGGGGCGCACAGATGGGGATTTTGCGGGTTGATCATCCCGACATCGAGGAATTCATCTTTGCCAAACAGGTTCCCAGCGCGTTGGAAGGCTTCAACATTTCAGTCGCCGTAACCGATGCGTTCATGGAAGCGGTAGCCAACGATGCGTTATTTCCGCTAAGCTTCGGCGGCCAGACCGACCGCGAAGTCCGTGCCGTTGACCTTTGGCAGAAGATCATGCGTTCGACATGGGAATGGGCCGAGCCCGGTGTCTTCTTCGTCGATACCGTCAACAAGACGAACAATCTTTGGTACTGCGAACAGATCGCAGCCTGTAATCCTTGCGGGGAGCAGCCACTTCCACCTTACGGCGCCTGTTTGTTGGGATCGTTCAATCTGGTGAAGTACCTGTCACCGAACGGCCTTAACCCTGCAACAACCAATCCTGCATATGATTTCAGCTTCGACCAACTACGCGTCGACATCCTAGCAGTAGTCCGTGCCATGGACAACGTGGTGGACCGCTCCCTGTACCCTTGGCCCGCGCAAGCGCAGGAAGCGTATAACAAACGCCGCATGGGGTTAGGCGTCATGGGGCTGGCAAATGCGGGCGAAGCTTTGGGAAACAAATATGGATCGCCGGGTTTTCTTGAATTCGAGGCAAAGGTTCTGGAAACCATACGCGATGAATGCTACCGCGCGTCCATTGAACTGGCGAAGGAAAAAGGCCCCTTCCCCTTGTTCGCTAGTCCCTACACCGAAGGAAAATTCATCCAAACACTCCCCCCTGATATTCAGGATGGCATAGTCAAACACGGTATTCGCAACAGCCATCTAACAAGCATTGCGCCAACCGGAACGATCAGTTTGTGCGCCGACAACGTAAGCAGCGGCATAGAGCCGGTCTTTGCCTACAAGACCGAGCGCCCAATCATGACGCCGGAAGGGCGCATCGTAGATACTTTCGAGGACTACGGCGCGCAGTTCCTTAGCGTTCGCGGTAAGGTTTGTGATGAGGTAACAGCGGACGAGCATGTAGCAGTCCTCCTGACCGCCCAACGGTATGTCGATAGCGCCGTTTCCAAAACCTGCAATGTCAATGGCTCAATGCCGTGGGCGGATTTCGTAGGAATCTATTCCAAGGTTCATGCCGGCGGTGGCAAGGGGTGCACAACTTTCAACCGCGATGGCAAGCGCGGCGCGCTGCTTACCAGCGCGCCATCCGATGAACTTACTTGCGCCATTGACGAAATAGGCCGGAGGAGTTGCGAATGACGCCCGGCGCTCAAGTAAGCCAAGCAGCCGACCACGCCTTCCGCGCCGCAGGTGTGTTGGTAACAATGGTGGTCAAGAAGCGCGTCTGGCGCAGCCTGATCGAATACGCAGCAGTCGAACTTGAAGCAGCGGCGCAAGCATTGAAGGCCATACCGCACACTTGAAAATACCGCTTTACTTTCGCCCGCAAGGGGTTTAGGCAAGCCGGAAGCTATGGGAGGATTGCATGATCGCGGAAGAACGTCGCTTGTTAATCATGGTTGCCAAGCCATGATCCTCTCCGCCACCACGCTCCGCCAGCTCCGCCCCGTAGACCCTTTCTGCGAGCGCACCGAATATGCAGGCATGACCTACGGGCTTGGCCCGGCTGGCTACGATGTTCGCGTGGAGTTCGATAGCAAAGGAGTTAGGAAAAAGCTTTTGTTGGGGGCAGGGGGTTTCTGTTTGGTGTCAACCATAGAGCGGTTTACGATGCCGCCGGATGTGCTCGGCATTGTTCACGATAAATCCTCATGGGCACGTAAAGGTTTAACCGTTCAAAACACAGTCATTGAACCGGGTTGGTTCGGCTACTTGACGCTAGAACTGACCAACCATACCAACTATGCGCTGATCGTTCCCCGTGGCGTAGGTATAGCACAAGTGGTTTTCCACAGGGTCGACGACGCAACGCGCTACACCGGCAAATACCAGAACCAGGATCGTGGACCGCAGGAGGCGAAATGACAACCAAGTTAAAAGGTACAATTGAATCTTGCACATGCAAGTATTGCGTTGGCGCGTGCGAACACAACCCTGGTTGGATGACACCAGAAGAAGCAACATGCGCAATCGATGCTGGGTACGCTCAACGGCTTATGGCCGATTGGTTGGAGCCAAGTGCCGAATGCAATAATGACGAACGTATTATTGTTTTATGCCCTGCCTCTATTGGTTGCGAAGGGTGCGCCGGTCCAGAAATGGAAGGCGGATTTATGGCTGCATTTACTGGTTGGTGTAAAGGACGTTGTACTTTTTTGAAAAAGGGTTTGTGTGAAATTCACACAACCCCATTCAAACCATTACAATGTCGAGAGACGCTTGTTTGTAGTAAAAAAGATAACAATGCTGCGTCCAATAACTACCAAATAGCTCGTTTGTGGCAAACCCCAGAAGCACTTGTGGCTGTTGCACGTTGGCAAAAAATAACCGACGCAGATATGCCATGAAACGCACCCTCCTGATCGGCGGCCCCGGCGCCGGCAAGACAACCCGCGCGCTGAACATAATGGCAGCGGCCCTTGAAGCAGGCACGCGGCCCGACCGCATAGCCTTTGTTTCGTTCACGCGGGCGGCGGTAGGGGAAGCGCGCCACCGCGCGGAAGAGCAATTCGGATTCAGCGCCGATGATCTTCCATATTTCCGCACACTCCATAGCCTTGCATTCCGGCAATTGGTCTTGAAGCGTTCCGATATTCTAGGCAACGAGCATCTATCTGATCTTGCGGGCGTAACCGGCGAACTAATTACATCAACCAGCACCGATACCGACGCACCCGCCGCCGGCATGAACGCCGATCCGTTGCTGACACTCGACCATTACACCCGGACCACCCGCCAATCTTTGCAAGCCGCGTGGCAGGACCACGGCGGTGAAATAGACTGGTTCCGCCTGTTGCGCTTTTCGGAAGCCTACAGCGCCTTCCGTTTCGATACCGGACTAATCGACTTTACCGACATTCTTGAACGGTTCCTCCGCGAAGCCGGACCCGTGCCGGTCGATATAGCTATCGTTGACGAAGCCCAGGATTTCACATTGCTGCAATGGGCGGTAGCCGAGCGCGCCTTTGCCAATGTCGATGCGCTGTATGTGGCCGGCGATCATTTGCAGAGTATTCACAAATGGGCCGGAGCAGCCGACGACTACTTCCTGAACCTTGACTATGAAATCGACTACCTCCCGCTTTCCCACCGCATCCCTCAAGCCGTGTTCGATGCAGCCAGCGAAGTAGCAAGCAGGGTTAGACGCCAGCGGCATCGCCCGTGGCTACCCAATCAACGGAAAGGGACCGTTGATTGGGTAGCCAACCCCGAAGAAGCAGACTTGAGTCAAGGCCATTGGCTGCTGCTTGCGCGAACCCGCAAGCAGCTAACCCCCCTGATCCAAACCACTCGGGAACAGGGGGTAATCTATTCGGTGAAAGGGGAGTCGTCGGTTGATGCTGCTGATGTGAAAGCCATTCAAGCCCATGAAGCCTTGCGCGCCGGGAAAAGCATCACGGCTGAAAATGCCCACTTCGCATTTTCAGCCGCTGGCCTTCCTTGGACGCTAGGAGAAGCGCCCGAGGATCGAACCTACACAGCAGCCGAATTAGGTTACGATACAAACTTGATATGGCACGATGCGTTGGTGAACATTGCGCTGGAGACGCGCGAATATTACCTGGCATGTTTACGGCGCAACGAGCGTTTGACCGATGCTCCGCGCATCCGCATAGATACGATTCACGGCTCCAAAGGCGCCGAAGCCGCCAACGTGCTGCTTTGTACCGATATGACGCCGCGTGTCGAACGGGGCTACGCAATCGATCCGGATAGCGAGCACCGTGTTTTCTATGTTGGAATGACCCGCGCCAGCGAACGGCTGGTGATGGTAGCCCCGCAAACGGCGTATGGGTATAGGTTATGATGAACAAGACTGAGCCATCAATCATTCATGCAATCGCGAGGTGTCAAAGGTGCTCTTGGGAATCTGATAATTATAAAACAGCCGAGAAGGAGGCTGCGAAACACGCTGAAGCGAAGAAGCACTGCGTAAAGATTGAACGCTGTGACGTTTATGAGGTTAGTTGCGAATGACCACAGTTCTAGTTTGCGGTGGCAGGGACTATGCCAATCGGGAACATGTCTTCGCTATGCTGGACGCCTTGCACGCCAAGTATAATTTTACACACCTGATTGAAGGCGGCGCGCGCGGAGCGGATAGTTTTGCGCGGGGATGGGCCATGAAACGCGGACTAAGCCGCTATACCTACTATGCGGATTGGAATGCCTATGGTGTCCGCGCCGGCCCGATACGCAACAGCAACATGCTTGCGGACGGCCGCCCTACGCTGGTCGTAGCATTCCCCGGCGGCAGGGGAACGGCGGACATGCTGCGCAAGGCGCGTGCGGCTGGAGTGGAGGTTGTAGAAGCATGAGAATCTACGTGGTTATGATGAGAGTTGAGTATGCAGACGGCGCGTATCCTGTTGAAGCTTTCATAGACAAAGAGAAGGCGGAAGCCTCAGCAAAGACGCAGCATTCAAACGAGGCGGGGTCATATTTTGAAGTGCAAGATTGTATCCTGCACCAGTGAAGGAAGGCGTAGAAGCATGAGCATCGTCGATTTTGTTCGTGAGTCGAACCGCATTGAAGGCATCTTGCGAGAACCTACGGATGAGGAAATACATTTGGCAGGAGTGTGACTAATGGCTAAACCTATGGTGAAAATGACAACGCGACTCACGAAAGCTCCGCGCAGATTACTCAAGCGACAAGGACTTTTGATCTCTGATACTAAACCAGATTTGGTCGACCACCCGCCACACTACAACAAACATCCAAGCGGTGTCGAATGTATTGCGGTTGCCGAGCATTTCAACTTCTGCCTTGGCAATGCGCTGAAATACATCTGGCGTGCCGGCGAAAAGCCCGGCGCGGATCGGTTGGAGGATTTGAAGAAATCGCGTTGGTATTTGAACAGGGAAATTATGAATGAAGAAAAGAAACAGCAAGTCGCTATAATGGTTAATTTTTTAGTAGCGCGGCAAAAGAAACGATTGATAAGGAATAAGAAACGATGATCGAAGCCAAAGTCATCTGCGATAGCATTTCGCCCGAAGGTATTCGCCTGACGACGATGAAGCTTCGTTATCCGAAGTTTATTCACGGCGAATTTCTTACCCACCGCGTCTTCAGTCGCAACGCATCCAGCAGCCGCGCCATTCCGGTTGCCAAATCCATTGAAGAAGTTCGCTCGGATGCGCTACGCGCCGCGCCTGTGTTTTGGGGCAAGAACCAGCCGGGGATGCAGGCCGTCGAGGAAATAACAAATGAGGAACGTGGGCCGCATGGCTGGTACAATACTAAAGCAACTTGCGAGCATGGCTGGAGGGGTGCAGCTATAGCGGCGGCTGATAACGCTGAGTATCTTCTGTCATTTGGATTACACAAACAAATCGTCAACCGCATCCTTGAACCGTTCCTCCACATCAACGTCGTGGTGACAGCGACCGAATGGGACAATTTCTTCGGCCTACGACTCGATAAGGCTGCGCAGCCGGAAATGCATGCCTTGGCCGTTGCCATGTGGGAAGCACGTAGCATGGTAATACCAAAACCGCTTGCGCATAATCAGTGGCATTTACCCTTTGTAGTTCCTTCCGATGCATATCAACCAAGTGTTTCTGAAAAAACAAACGAAGCACTAGAGATGTGCATTAAAATTTCAGTCGCCCGCTGTGCTCGTGTAAGCTACGAGAGCCATGAGACCGGCCGCCGCAGCACCGTGGAAGAAGACCTTGTGCTTTACGACCGACTATTGGCGTCGAAACATTTGAGTCCTTTTGAGCATCAGGCCACGCCAGATGAAATAACAGGTCCATATGATATAACTTTCCCGGCGGAATTGACGGAAGAGCAAAAGAAAAACTGTAAAATGCCGATGACTATTGTAGCGCGCTTTGCCAATCCTGAACAGCACGGCAATTTCCGAGGCTGGCGCCAGTACCGTAAAACCATTCCCAACGAAGCCACGATGCCGCTACCCAAGGAGTATGTGCAATGCTAGAAATGACTCAAATGGAAAAAGTTTTTGCAGAGCATTTTCTTCCAAAAGGACGCTCGATTTACATTGGGCAATTATCTGAAGTGACCGTTGGCGAAGTAAGACATGCCTTGGAAGGTGTGACTGATAGGCTTGTATTAAGTTCAACGCGCTCGAATATGCTGGTATTCGATTTGGAGCTGGCGTTTGATTTAGAGATTTTAGAGCGTAACAAGAATGCAGGGCAACCTATCGTCTTGGAGATAGACCGCGAAACCCTCTACCACCTTGCCAATAACACGGCGCGGCGCAGCGTGGAATGCCAGAACAACACCATGGCCGAGCGCGTCATGCGCGCTGCCGAACGAATCGTAGCCGCTACGGCGGCGCAGAAGCCCGGCGGTCCCCCGGTCAGACTCACGATACCCTCTTAGGCGCGGCGCCTGAGCGCCCGGCCAGCAGCGCCGTTCCTCCCCCGTAGCGGCCCCGGCCGGGCGATTTTTCGAAAAAAGACGAAAAATATCGCATTTAGGGCTTTACTCTTGCCCAAGGATCGGTATCGTGTCCTTCGACACCACGGGAGATTGGCAATGGCGATCATGATCCGGCAGGCTTCCGACCTCGAAACGGCGCGCTACATTGCGCGAAACAAGAAAAGCAGCGGCAAGGTTGGCTATCGCCATTTCGTTTTCGAACGGTACGCGCCTAACGCCAAAAACGGCGTCCAACATGTTTGCCGATCCACCCGTTCTGTTATCTCAGACACGACGACTGGACTGGCTGCAATCGATCATTACGGCAAATGGGAGCCCCTTACGGCGTCCGTTTTGCTTATCGATGGTGTGGAAAAGAGTGTGATCGATTTGCGAATCAAATCGGACTATCTAAAATGACCTTGCATTGGTTAACAACACGACCAAACCAGCGTTCATCTGCTACTGGTTTTGATGCAGGTCAACGCGGATGGAAGCTTCATGCAGTCGAACATACCAGCGATTCGTTTGCTGCTATACGGTTTACGCCATCTCTTTGCGGACTTACGCCGAGGCATGGATGGGACATTGATATGTTTATCGAGGATAAGTGCAGCAAATGTCAACGCAAGCTATCGGCACCATGAAACCACACCGCCCCGACCCGCACGAAGAATGGGTGCTGGCCCATGCCACACACTTTACCACGGTGGTTTTCCGTGGGCGGGGCCGGTACGAGACCCTTGAGCACCCCACCCTCGATGCCGCCCGCGCAGCCGCGCAAGAACGGCTTTCGGACACGCCCCGAGGTGTCATGATTTACGCCGTAACCGGAATCCATCAAGCACACGTCGAAACCCTAAACCAGAATCGGAGAACCCAATGACGTTCCTCATCACAGAAAACCCCATCCAAGTTACAATTGGGGAAAAGACCGAAGGCTTTGGCGTTCACGCCGTTGCCAACATCGAAGACCTAGCTAACCTGAAAACCAGCCTACTGGTCGATGTCTACAACCTCCTGAAGCCGGCGGACGAAGCGCCAGTCAAGGTCTTTCAGTCCAAGGCCAAGGCAATCCCGCGCGTATGGGCGCTGATGTGCGGGCTGCTGCCTTCATCGGTTGCCGCTCCATCGCAACCAACGGAGCAGCGTATCTTTCTCCTGACCTACCCCCTGCTCGATATAGCGGCATACGACATCAGCCGATTTGCCGACCGCAAGACGGCCAAGCAGGCGTTGCGGGCGCAGGAGGCGCGTGGTAACAAATATGCCGCGTTTCTTCTGGAAACCCCCGCCGATTGCAACAACGAATACCTCCAGACCTCGACAATCTGCGATCTGCTACGTATATGGGGGTATGAGGAAACGACCGATAGGGCTGCGGCGCAGTCCGCGCTCCTTCGGGCGTTGAACGAAAAGTTTGGTTCGATTGAGTTGTCGGATGGTCCGCCAGCCGCCGAACCGGAAGGAGAAGAAATGGCATCGACGAAAAAGCGCGGCAATGCGGAGCCCCGCAAGCCCAAGGCTACCACCGAGCGGAAGGCGAAGGTGGCAAAGGAGCCCAAGACGAAGGCCGAGCGCAAGCCGCGCGTTTCTACAATCGTTCTTGGCGAAGGCAAAGCGGTACGAGAATCCTCCAGCCTTGCAAGACTGGTTGAACTGATGCTTCGCGGCAAATACACGATGAATCAGATCATAAGCATGTCCAAGATCGAGGACACCAAATCGTTCACGGCGAAGCAGATTGTCGAATACCGTATCAAGAACATTCTGCGCAACAAGCATGGCATCGATCACAATATCGATGCCAACGGTATCGTTTCGGCGGTTCTGCCGAAGGGCTTTACCGAGGAAAACATTTACGTTGGCAAGAAAGCCGCGTAAATGAAAACGGGCACAGAAGTCAGCTTGCGACAGGCTACGTTCGAACAGAACAAAGCAATCGTAAAGCTGGCTTCTTGTTCCCCGTTCACCAAACATTTTTCTTATATCGCATACTGTAATAGGCAACGCTACGCCATTGGCGATATTTGGATAGTTATGCGAAACGAAGAGCTTGCTGCGTTTTCTTGTACTCGTATAAAGCGCCGGAAGCAGGAAGCTGAGCTTGATATCATAGCTACCGCCCCGGAGCACCGGGGGCATGGTGCAGCGACGGCACTCATCAGAAATTTGATATATCGCGCAGGAGCATTGCCTACGGTCCTTGGTGTTCACAAGGTAAACGAATCGGCCATTCGGCTATACACAAAGCTTGGTTTCACGATTATAGGTGACGCCTTGAATGGCGAAGCCTACAAGATGCAAAGGGAAACAGGGGAGGGATTGCTTTCATGCTGCCAATAACAGAGTTTGCATACCAAAACGCATTGACACCTGTTCAGGCTTGCGGTGGTGTTTTCTTAAAGCGCGACGATCTTTACCTTGCCGCCGGCGCTCCCGGCGGTAAGGCTCGAACCTGTTGGGCGCTTGCCCAAGGCGCCAAGGGGCTAGTTACAGCGTCCAGTCGCTCCAGCCCACAGATGAACATTGTGGCGCGCATTGCGGCTTCGCTAGGCATTCCGGCACGATTGCACTGCCCATTAGGCGCATTGACCCCCGAGATGAAAGAAGCGCAAGCATTCGGCGCCGAGATTATTCAACACAAGGCTGGCTATAACGCAGTTATCAAAGCGCGCGCGGCAGCCGATGCGCAGACAACTATGTTCAAGCTCATACCTTTCGGCATGGAATGCGCAGAAGCTGTGGCACAAACCGCAGGGCAAGGACGCAATATCCCCGTTGAGGCAAAACGGATTGTAGTCCCAGTGGGAAGCGGCATGTCGTTGGCAGGAATTCTCCACCATCTTGTAAAAGATGATCGCAGACTTCCCGTTATTGGCGTTTCGGTTGGTGCCGATCCGCGTAAGCGACTCGATCAATGGGCACCATTATTCTGGAATCAATTGTCCGAAATCGTAAATTCGGGAACGGACTACCACGTGCCTGCCAAAATAACCCATCTACACAGCACCCCCCTGGACCCTTTTTATGAAGCTAAGTGCATTCCATTCCTGCAACCAGGGGATTTATTATGGATCGTAGGAATTAGGGCCAGCGCGCTATGAGCAAACGTTCCTTTGCACGCACCTTCGGCCAAGACCTTATGCGCGGCGAGCATGTGGTTGAGAGAGAGAGAAGTCGGTGAGCGGTTCAAACGACTCTGCCGACAAGAAACAATATCGTGCTGGTGTGTTTCAGGGGGGCACACCTGATACAGCGCGCGATATTAGCTTCTATGATAAAAAACGAGAAACAGAAAAGCATCTTGGGCGTGAACTTTCTATCGAAGAATTCAGGGAAAATTACTATCAACCAGACGCTATTGAATCGACGGCATCTGGCACATCCATCTTCGACCCGGTCCTTGTAGAACTTGCCTGCCGCTGGTTCTGCCCACCCGGTGGCAACGTCCTCGACCCTTTTGCAGGGGGAAGCGTTCGCGGCATAGTAGCCAGCAAGCTGGGTCTCCATTACACCGGCATTGACCTATCCGCGCGGCAGATCGAAGCAAACAAGGTTCAGGGGGCAGCAATTTGCGACCCCGAATTCATGCCACGCTGGATCAACGGTAATAGCCTCGATGTTGAGACGCTGGTGCCGGGCTTGCAAGCGGATTTCATTTTCTCATGTCCGCCATACGCCGATTTGGAGGTATACTCTACGGACTCTAGGGACTTAAGCAACATGCCCTATCCGCAATTCCGCGAGATGTATGGTCAGATCATAGCGGCTGCGGTACGCATGTTGCGCCTTGATCGTTTTGCTTGCTTTGTTGTTGGCGACATTCGCGACGGGGATGGTTTCTATCGGAACTTTCCTGCCCACACAGTTGAGGCGTTCGAAGCCGCCGGTGCTCGCTTTTACAACAGCGCGATCCTTGTGACCGCTGTTGGTTCCTTGCCCGTCCGCATTACCAGACAATTCAATGCCGCTCGAAAACTTGGCAAGACACACCAAGATGTTTTGGTGTTCTGCAAAGGCGATCCAAAGAAGGCCACGCAAGCAATAGGAAACGATGGAGGATAGCATGGACTGCAACATAGAAGAACTAGTTGGCAAGACACTTCAGCTTGTTCACAAGAATGAAGAAAGCACTGTAATTGAGTTCAAATCGATAGATGGTATCACCTATCGAATGTATCATGAGCAAGATTGTTGTGAAAGCTGTGAAGTGGAAAGTATTGTCGGTGATTTGGCTGATTTGATCGGTTCTCCTGTTCTTGTTGCAGAGGAAATCAGCAACAAGGATGAGCCCGCACCAGAAGACGTCTATGAAAGCCACACATGGACCTTTTACAAGATAGATACCGCAAAAGGAGGCGTTACGATCCGTTGGTTGGGAATGTCGAATGGGTATTATTCCGAGTCTGTTGACTTTGAAAAGGTACTTCAGGGATGAAAGACATCATCACCTTCCTTAAACCCGCCCTAACCCGCAACGACCCCGGCCCGTTCGGCTGCTACCATTTCAACGGCGGTATGGTCCACGCGCAGAACCGCGCGTTGCAGGCCGCAGCGCCAACGACGCTGGAAGAAACATTTTCAGTCCCCGGCGAAGAACTGGAAACCGCGCTGGACCGAATGCAGGGCGATCTAAAGATCGTCTTAAAGGACAATACGCTCAAGATCAACAGTGGGCGATTGCGTGCTACAATTCCTGTGCTACGCAACGAGCAGCCACCGCGCTACAATGCGAATCTTGAATGGCGCTCCGCGCCGAAAGAACTACCAACGGTCCTGAAGACTGCGCTACCGTTTGTTCTCGATACACGGCCCGGCTGGATAAGTTGCATCCGACTCATGGACAACAGTGCTACGACCGTCAACAACAAATGCGGCATTGATATCGAATTCCCCGGCTGGCAAAGCCCGCCGTCCATGCTAACCAAAGACGGCGCGGAATTTCTTGTAGCCAATTCCCCTGAACTTTACGCATCGCTTGAAGGTGCGTTAGCGTTCAAGTGGTCAGACGGGCGTTTCCTCCAAGCGCAGCTCGATGTTCAACAAATGCCAAGCGCAGTTGATAATATCTTCGCCAATGCAGGAACAGAAGCAGCCACGTCGATCACCGGCGAATGGCGCGCGGCCTATGCCGACGCCGCAGCCATGACCGAAAGCCTTGTCGAAGTCCGCCGTAACCATCTAACAATCAAGCGCGGCGCTACCGTAGTTGAGATCGACGTTGAAACAGACGTCCCCCCTGATCACTTCTCAATATGGGAGACCAAAGTTCTAGACGCCATGCTTAGTTGCGCTACCGCGTGGCAACCTATAGCATGGACGCGCCCTACCTTGTTTGTTGGGCCGGAGTGCAGGGGGGTTGTTATGGGGGTTAGGGCGTGAACGATAAGCCTGTTGAAACTGCTTCTTTGGTAGGTGGCCTTACCTACGGCACAACGCTTGATCCGTACCGCAAGCCTGGCGAAGCGATTGTGCGGGGGGGCAGAGTGCGTAGGCAGGACGCCGAACGCGAACTATACGGCGATGGTCTGTTGGGCGAAAGCCTTGCGCCAAAGAAGAGCGGCGAGCTGGCACAGAAATTCACCCTGCCGCCTTTTACGGTACTAAACGCTAGGGAAGGGTGGTGGCAGGACCGCAAGCGTGCATGGCTTTCTCTTGGCATTCAGTCGGAATTAGGTCGAGGTGGCGAAGGTACTGTTGTTATGCCCGCAACAGATGCTGCTGGTACATTATTGATTGATAGATACAGAGGACGCACAGCACAAGACTCTACACTGAAACATCCTAAAGAACCTTTGTATCAATCGCCCGATCCACGCCCCTCCTCACATCAACCAGCGCACATAATTCACCAACCACCAACATTGCCGTCTAGCACATGGACCGCGCCGCAAGAACTACCGAGCCTTCAATCCTGCAAACAACTCTGCATCGACGTTGAAACCAAAGACCTCGAACTAACAACCAAAGGCCCCGGTTGCCGCCGCCCCGACTGTTATGTGGTGGGGCTTGGCGTGGGCACCGATGACGGCCGCCGCTTCTATTTCCCCACCCGGCACGAAGGCGGCGGAAATTTGGACGAAAATGTCGTATGGCGATGGGCACGGGAAGAACTAAATGCATTCAAGGGGCGGATTGTTGGTGCCAAACTGGATTACGATCTCGATTGGCTGGCGAACTATGGCGTCACGCTTGCCGGATGCGCGGGCTTCGACGACGTACAAATTGCCGAACCGTTGCTCGATGAATGGCGCTATGAGTTTAACCTCAATGCGCTGGCGCATGATTATTTGGGAGAACGCAAGCAAGAAACATTGCTTGTTGCAGCAGCCGCAACACAGGGCTGGACAACGGACGATCAAATAAAGAGCAACCTTTGGCGGTTGCCTGCGATGTATGTCGGTGCCTACGCGGAAGGCGATGTAGACCTTCCATTGCGCATCTTTCCACTTCAACAAAAGAAACTGGAGGCGGAAGAGCTTCCAACCATCTACTCTATCGAAAGCCGTTTGATCCCGATTCTGGTAGCAATGCGCCGCCGTGGCGTCCCGGTCAATGTTGACCGTGCGGACGAATTGCGTGCCAAACTGGCGGTAGAGCGCGATAAATGGATCGCGGAAATGCGGCGCTGGTCCAGCCCCGCCGCCGAACTCATGGCACCGGAAAGCTTCGCACAGCATCTAACAGCGCGCGGGATCAAAGTTCCCATGACGCCAAAGTCCAAGAAACCTTCGGTAACAAAAGGATTCCTTGAAGCCCATGCAGGCGACCCTTTGATTGATGCCATCGCAGCAGGGCGCCGCGTCAATACCATCATCAACACGTTCCTTGATGGACACATCCTGGGGCATCAGATCAACGGGCGCATCCACTGCGAGTTCAAACAACTAAAAGACGATGGTGGAGGAACGATTGCGCGCATAGCAGCGGCCAACCCGAACCTTGCCAACGTTCCGGCGCGCGTTGATGACCGAGATGATCCCGAAGCTCCTCTAGCGTCGCTAGTCAGGTCCATCTTCCTTCCTGAAACGGATTGCGATTGGCAGCGCGATGACATGTCACAAATCGAATACCGTTTGTTAGCACATTTTGCGGTAGGGCAGGGAGCAGAAGAAATCCGGCAGCGGTACAAGGAAGACCCGAAAACCGATTACCATAAGCTTTGCGCGGAAATGTGCGGTATTGATCCGGAGGATAAGTACAGACGCAAGCAGGTGAAGGGAATTAACTTCGCCAAGGGGTACGGCGCCCGCGCGGGCAAGCTGGCCTTGCTGATTAAGTGCTCGGTCGCGGAAGCCGAAGACTTCATCAAATTATATGAAACCAAACTTCCGTTTACGCTTGCCACGTTTAACGCCGCGCAGCGTTGGGCGGAAAAGAACCATTATGTGACATCGATTCTTGGCCGCAGGCAGCATTTTTCATTATGGGAGCCAGTCAACAACTGGACGGACAATAAACCACCATTGCGCCGCGAAGAAGCCTTGCAGGAATATGGACCAAATATCAGGCTCTACAAATCCTATGCAGCGTTGAACCGCAAGATGCAATCCAGCAACGCCGACATAATGAAGAAGGCAATGGTCGATGCGTGGGAAGCAGGTATCTGCGACGTGCTTGGCCCTTATTACTTGACCATTTACGACGAACTCGATACGTCCATTCCCCGCACGCCCGCCGGCGATGAAGCCGGGCGCGAACTGACGCGGATCATGGAACAGGCCGTCAAGCTGAAAGTGCCCGTCCTTGTAGAACGCGAGCGCGGGGCTACGTGGGGGGATTGTTCGTGACACAAACCAAAGGAGACGCAGCATGAAAAACTTCAAACTTACAAACTCGACTCGTGATACTATCGTAACGCGCTTATTGGAAGGAAAATTCGATTTTCAATCGGATACTATTCTGAAGCGCCGAATCGCCTTGGCTGATAAAGTTTATCAAAGATTCTATACGCCTGCAATTCGTACCAAGATGGCCGAACTGCCATCGGGGTGGCTGGTAGAACTAGATCAGATCGGACTTAATTTTGGTGATCAATGGGCCAAGCTTAGATTCGATGGTCATCCCCAAAACCTGAAATTCAGCGCAGCACGTTTGCAAGAAGCAAACAGCTTTGTTGATCGCCGCCGATTCCTTGCAGAAGACCAGCACAACCGTGATTTTACGATCAACGAACCTGATTCGTTGTTTCAAGAGTATTGGTCCATCAAGCAGGCTACCGAAAACCTGAAAGACGATTACACGCGACTGCGCAATGAGGTGAAAGGAATTATCTACGGGTCAACTACGTCAACCGCGCTTGTCGAACGTTGGCCGGAAGTAGCCCCGTTCCTAGAAAACCTGATCCCAATTACCATCGTTGGAAACCTGCCTGCCGTGCGGCTAGACGCCATCAACGAAAAACTTGGGTTAAAGAAGGCGGCATGAACGCTGTTGCTCTATAGGACTATTTGGGAGGATTTTTTCATGACGCAAACACGGCGCGGTCTTATTACAGGACTTGTCGGTTTCGTCGCGTGTACTCCGGCCATTGTGCGTGTCGGATCGTTGATGAAGTACAGCCGCGTTCCGTTTACCGAAGCGGATTACTGGAAACTGACTGGTATGATGGCACAAATTTATGGGCTGGAGAGAAAGCCACTTGAATCCAACGAGCAATTACGCGAACGCTTGCTTGATTGCATGATGCCACGAACACTTCGCAGTGACCACATAATGGAGTTCATGCAATGATTCTCTACTACGACACAGAGACATCTGGGTTCGTTCAGCCAACGCTACCCCCTGACCACGCAGCGCAGCCGCACCTTGTTCAACTAGGTGCGATCCTGGCAGATGATGCTGGCAATGAAGTACAGATTGCTAGCCTGATCGTAAAGCCGGAGAGCTACAAGATTCCAGAACAAGCGGCCAAGGTTCACGGCATAACGACCGAAATTGCACTAGCCATAGGCTTGCCACTGGTAACGGTACTGAGCGTCTTTTACAACATGCGCGCGGTAGCACAAGGGGTTGTGGCGTTCAATGCGGATTTCGACGATTTGGTCATGGCGGCACAAGCGGCCAAGTTGAAGCGCGAGCCCAAGCCGGGACCGCGAACGTTCTGTTGTATGCGCGCTGCCGGTCCTATTATGAACCTGCCGCCAACGGCACGCATGAAAGCGGCTGGTTTCGATAAGTGGAAGCCTCCCAACCTTGCGGAAGCCCACCAGTTCTTCTGCGGCGAAGGTTTTGCCGGTGCCCACGGCGCCCTTGCCGATGCAAGGGCTTGTATGCGTGTTCACCGCGCCTTGCTGGAAAGGGAGAACCGATGTTAGTTATAATGATCTTTACCTGGCTTCTATCTGGTTTGTTAGGGAGTGTCATCGCGATAGAACGATTAGAGTTCCCTACCTTATTGCCGCTTGAAGCCGCCGCATGGTACATCGTAGGCATGTTCTGCGGTCCCGTGAGCTTGCTTGCCGCCATCATTATTATTTATTGGACTTAATCCATGGCAATGTCTGTAGACTCGTTTCGCAAGCTTCGCAAACTAATGCAGCTAACACTCAGCGACAACGACGAAGAGGCGTTGGGCGCCTTGCGGAAGGCCAACGCCCTGTTGCGCGCGCACGCTTACGATTGGAATAGTGCTTTCGATAGGTTGATAAAGGTGGAATCACCTGTAGAAATGGCGCAGCATCAACCATCACAAACACTTCGCAGGGCCGATCCGGAAGCCGAACGAATCAATAATGCTTTCGAGGCCATCGAAGAAAGCGACCCGCGCGGCAGCTTTGCCGATTTCATTGCCAGCCTGCGCGAACAATGGGACCGTTCGAACAGACTTACGGTAGCGCAGAAGGAAGCTTTGTTTAAGGCGGCGGGTCAATAGTGTATAAGTATAATGTTCTTGACCTGTTCAGCGGTATCGGAGGTTTCAGCCTTGGACTTGAAAGAACAGGGGGCTTTAAGACAGTTGCTTTTTGTGAAATTGATCCGTTTTGCCGACGCGTGCTGAAGAAACATTGGCCCAAGGTTCCGTGCTATGAAGATGTCAAAACGCTCACGGCGAAACATCTTGGACGAGCCGGGATTGTTCCAAACGTTATCTGCGGAGGATTTCCCTGCCAGGATATCAGTTGCGCGGGACGCGGCGAAGGCATTACGGGCGCACGCAGCGGTTTATGGTCGGAGTATTCCCGTCTCATTGGCGAACTACGACCGGACTACGCAATCGTGGAAAACGTTTCAGCCCTGCTTGCTAGAGGACTTGACCGCGTTCTCGGAGACTTGGCCGCGCTCCGGTATGATGCGGAATGGCACTGCATACCGGCTTCCGCCGTTGGTGCCCCTCACAGGCGGGACCGAATCTGGATTATTGCCTACCCCGCAAGCCAGCCCATTGACGAACGATCTGAATTTGACTTGCAGCGGCGACGGGCGCCAAACTCCGAACAAGTTGGGGTGGGCAATCGCGAAAAGCCTTGGAATATTACCAACACCTCGGGCAGCAAGACGCGGATCAAGAAACCCAAAAACAGCAGCCGAGAAGTTAGTAATGGATGGACGAACAACACACCACCGATTGGAAGATGCTTTGGTTTGTATGGAGCAGATTACTGGAGTTCCGAACCCGATATTTGTCGAGTGGCTGATGGGGTTTCCATTAACGTGGACCGATTGTGCTGCCTCGGCAACGCCGTCGTCCCGCAAATCCCGGAAATGATTGGCAATGCGATCTTGGCGATGAACCAATGAGCACGAAAGAACACGGCCTATGGGCAACACTCCACCGCACGCTACACCCGTTCGGGCGGTTATGCCGTCTGGAGAACAGCGCCGATCCGGGAACGCCGGATGTTTTGTACGCGCTTTGGCACCGTGGCAAAACATGTCAGGGGCTGGTGGAGTTGAAGCGTTTGGACGCGTGGCCCAAGCGGCCGGATACACCCGTTCGGCTTGAGTGCGCAGAAAGGGTGCGAACTCAAGCCTTATGGCAGGAATCGTGGGAAAGCGCCGGGGGTCGGGCTACTACTTTGTTGCGCATCGAACGCGAAACATTCCTCTTCCTACCCCCTTGGCTTTTCAAACGGTTAGCGGATGGTATACCAAGGAACGAGCTATTAGGTAATGCGGCATTGAAGACGGAAGGGATTCAAGCAGGAAGGTGGTTGGAATGGTTGTGCAGAAACAAATAGAGCAGTTAGAGCCACGGACGCCCGGCGAATGTCTGTGGTGCAGGCGCCAGAAAGCCGGAATGCGCGTCGCAGACGCGGCCAAGGCGCTAGGCTTGAGTCGGGGGGGGCTGTGGCGGGCGGAAACCGATCAAGGCCCCTGTCCCATGTGGCTAGGGCCGCTGGCCCGCGCCAAGCCGGGCTTGCCCGAATTCCTAGCCCTTGCCCGCCGCCGCAGCGGCCTTGGGTTAGGCGGCGTTGCGACGGCGCTAGGCGTTTCGCGGCCCACGGTGCACAAGATGGAACGGGAAGGGAACGAAAAAATAATTGCCTTTTGGCTCGAAAAGATGGGATAAGGGGCTTTACTTTTGCCCAAAGGCTCTTTAGGTTGCGATTGTCAACACGGGAGAGATGCGATGACGAAGATATCTGATACAGCGCCACCGGAGAACCCAATGCGAACCCCCACACAGTTTGAACGAGCCCGGTCAGCCGCTGAAAAACTGTTTGCGAGGTCAGCATGACCTCCATCCAACTCTTCGCTTTCAACAGCGCCATAGCCAAAGAACTTGGCGCGCGGCTCAACGCAGCAGCCAGTGGCGAACGGTCGCTCAAGATCGCCGCGCCGTCGGTGTACCAAGCAAACATCCTGAACTGGATACGTGAAGGCAAAGGCAGCGCCATTGTCAAGGCGGTTGCCGGCAGCGGCAAGACGACCACGGTCATGGCGGCACTGGCGCAAATCCCGGACGTGGATTTGAGCAAAGTCCGCGCCAGCACGTTCCACTCGGTAGGCTTCAACGCGATCCGCAAAAAGCTGAATCGCCGCGACCTGAGACTCGATACCGGCAAGCTGCGCCGCATCCTGCGCGAAACGGTCGGTGATGTAGATTTCGACCTATATGCCGATTTCGTTTGCAAATTAGTTGCCTTTGCCAAAGGCGAAGGCGTTGGCGCGCTGGTAGCTTTCGACGGTGGCAAGTGGGCCGACCTCATTGCCCACCATGATCTATACCTCGAATCGGAAGACGCCGACGAAGAGCAGGCAATCGAAATGGCGCGCGTCCTGTTGCGTCGATCCAACGAAGCGGCGCGCGAAGGTGATATCGATTTCGACGATATGCTCTACCTCCCGCTACTATGGCGCCTGCGGCTGTGGCAGAACGATTGGGTATTTGTTGACGAGGCGCAGGACACCAACCCCGTCCGCCGCGCCATTGCCAAGCTGGCCCTGAAACCGGGCGGTAGGCTCATGGCGGTAGGCGACGACCGGCAAGCCATATATGGCTTCACGGGCGCCAGCCACGACGCGATGGATTTGATCCGCGCGGAGTTCAACTGCACCGAGCTGCCGCTAACCGTGTCCTACCGTTGCCCAACATCGGTAGGTGAGATGGTGCGAAGCAACGTGCCTTGTTTTGAAACCGCCCCCAACGCCGCGCAAGGCACGATATCCTACCTGACGCTGAGCGAAGCCACGACCAAGCTCGACACCCACGACGCCATCCTATGCCGCAACACAGCCCCCCTGATCACTACGGCTTTTGCGCTGATAGCCAGGGGGGTTGGCTGCGCGGTACTCGGCAAGGACATAGGTGCCGGGCTTGTTTCATTGATAAAGAAACAGCGGGCGAAGGGTATCGAGAATCTTGAGAGCAAGTTGGCGCGCTGGCGCGACCGCGAAGTAGCAAAGTTTACCGCGCGGGGAGAAGAGGGTAAGGCCGAAACGGTCAACGACCGTGTAGCATCTATCGAAGCGGTTATCGGCGCGCTTTCCGAAACCGAGCGCACGATCCCCAAGCTGATCACCAAGTTGGAAGGCATGTTTTCAGACGCCAATGGCGTGCTGACGCTTTCAACCGCGCACAAAGCCAAGGGGCGCGAGTGGCGGCGCGTAGCCATCCTGCGGCCGGACCTTATGCCGTCCAAGTGGGCACGGCAGGAGTGGCAGCAAATGCAGGAGACAAACCTCCAATATGTAGCGTTCACGCGGACGCTGGATGAACTGATCTTTATCACTGAGGAGCGGGCACAATGAAATACCATCGGATTTACAAATTGCTTACCAAGGCTGGGCATTCACCATGCAAAGCAGGTGAAATCGTGCTTGATGCGGTTCGCCGGGACGAGCACGCACGAGGTTGGATTGGCATCCTGTTTCAGCAGAGGAGGTCGACACGACCAAAGCCACCGACCGCGCCATAGCGTTCGCGAAGAGCCCGCCACTGTTTGTTACGTTAACGCCGGTTGATTATCTGATTTATGAAACGAAATCTAATTCGGTGTCTGATCGTAGGAAAGAAGATGGTGTTAGATGCGATCCGATGGAGAAAGGCGATCCGGTTGTTTTGGAGCTTCGCCACGCAACAACCTATTCCACATTCATTGCCGCTCGTTGTATACAAGCGGGGATGGACAGGAAATTCGCAGCCGGAACACGCCGTTGGAAATTAGCGGAGATTGTACTTTGGCGCGTGCCCTATCGATGGCGGCCGGCGGTAGCCCGGCTGGAGGGCCAGGAATTCGATTCGCGGGAGGCGCTTGAAGAAGCGATGCGCAAACATGAACACGGATGAATTACGCTCCGCGCAGGACGCTTATCGCTTGGCGGACGCCACCTATGTTGCGGCAGCGATTCATTTTGCTACCTGCAAAGGCCGGCACAAACGCCGCATGGCGTTCGCCATGCTCGATATTGCCGAGTCCCGCCGGCAAACAGCAATGTCCAAAATGCGACGGGTCATAGAGGAGAAAGCGTGATGAGACGTGAACTTGGAATGGCTGCGGTTGCGGCGTTGTTACTTGGCAGTGGACCTGTCGAAGCCACGCGACCAAACCTGCAAAGATGCGTGGATATTGGCGGCAAACGGCGCCCACGAAAACATCGTCCTCATAAGGGCGGAAAGCTCGCGAAGCGGCTCAAGAAAGGCAAAAGGTTATTCCACCCATGAACACCCTCGAAGAAATCACAGCCCGGCCCTACCGCAGCGAAGCGCAAGTCCGCGCGGAAAAGCATGAGAGCCTTGGCCGCGATTACGAGATCGCCGCCAAATCCGGGCGCGTCCGCAACCCCGCTGTCTTGCTCGCTGAAGCTGAGAAACATTTTGCAGCAGCCAGGGAACTAAGGAGAATCAAATGACAAAGATGAACTATACGCCGAGACCGTGGCGTCTTGAGCGCCCAAATGCGAGCACGCATCGAAAAAACGGTGATTTCGACCCACACTACATCAAAGAAGGGAATAGAACAATTGTCTGTATACGCACGCTTACCGAACGAGACCGCGCAGACGCAAAACTGATTAGTGTCGCTCCAGAAATGTTGAAGCTTCTAAAAAAGTCGTATGATATTGCACTTCATTCAACAGCGCACAGGGCTAATGAGTTCATGGACGCGGTTGCTGATTTAGTTGCTAAAGTTGAAGAGTATTCATCATGACCGCAATCGTATTCGCTACGCCGGGACTAATAGACCTGCGCGCCTTCACCATGATGGGCGTGAGCGTAAAGCCACAAACGGCCAATCCGATTGGTTACTTCGGAACCGGGCTCAAATATGCAATGGCCGTGCTGGTACGGCTTGGCGCAGAGCCGGTTGTATGGATCGGCCGCGATAAGTACACATTCCAGAAGAAGTTGGCAGAGTTCAGGGGACAATCGTTTGAAGGGTTGCGCATACGCTGCGAACGGTTCAACCTGTTGAAAGCCCGCTACACCGATCTACCGTATACAACTTCCTATGGCCGCAACTGGAAAATGTGGCAGGCATTCCGGGAACTGGAAGCCAACACGCGCGACGAAAGCGGAACAACGCTTGCCACCGACGCGCCACTTGAAGGCGCCGATGGTAAGACGTTGATCGTTATCGAGCATCCAGAAATGGTTGAAGCATGGGAAAAGCGTGCCGATATCTTCCTGCCCGGCGCTGTCCGCGAAGCCGACCAGAACGTGCAGGTATTTCCCGACCGATCCAAATACCTGTACTGGCGCGGCCTCAAAGTAGCAGAACTTCATAAACCAACGGTACGCACGTACAACGTTTGTTCCTATATGGAACTAACAGAAGATCGAACACTCAAATACGATTTCTATGCGCGCGATGCTATTGCCCGGCATGTGCTGACATGCGACGATGAACGCCTTGTCTATGATGTACTAACCGCAGGCGATGAAATGTGGGAGCATGGGCTGACGTTCGATAACTGGACGGAGCCATCACGAGCCTTCCGGCGCGCTATGGACCGCCGGCCGAAAGGCATTAGTTCCGGCGTTTACGGCTGGTGGGGGCGGCATGACGACCGCGTTCGCGTTCCAACGAAGTCATTATTCGAAGCCCATCCCACCCCCTGGCGCGTCGTTGACGACCACATTGTTCTGGATGCGAAGGACGACGCCGTATTCGATGAGCCCGGTGGCTATAACGGCCGTTGGGTGCGCGTGGCAGAAGAAATCATCAAGCGGCTTAATGCAGGTGAAACATGTGGGTAATGTCAACGCTTCGTACTGAAAAGCCACGCGAATATCATATCTACATTGGCGCGGTCAAAGTAGCAGAGATTTGTTTCAATCGTTCATCTGCCAAATGGAAAGTCTACTTGCGCTTGATGCATAACTATGTTGCATATGCTGTCAAAGACCATTATGAGAACATGGGAGCAGCCATGAAAGACTTGCACCGCTTACTTAACTCACCTCCGCCGGAAGGCGCAACCACGAAAGGCGATCTTGATGCGAAACGACCTAAACGACAATCGCCCTAAGACGAAGCTGGAAGAGCTTCGTCTTAGGGTGGCAGACGGCACCGCCCCAAGGGTGCAATCTCATGCAATGGCTCAACGCCGATGGTCCACTACTTCGTGGACCATCGGCGTTGACGCAATAGCGTTCGGCCTGCTAATGGCGATGGCTATTGGCTTGTACGTTGTGCTATAAAGGAACAGCTACCATGAACGTACATATTTCAGAAGGCGCCGCTCCGATCAAAATGTGGACGGACGGTGTTCAAGTCGAGCCTCAGGCGATGGCGCAGCTCGAAAACGTATCGCGTCTTCCATTCATTTTCAAACACGTCGCGGTAATGCCTGACTGTCATTGGGGAATGGGTGCCACCGTAGGAAGCGTGATCGCGACCAAGGGTGCAATCGTTCCGGCAGCGGTCGGCGTCGATATCGGCTGCGGTATGGTCGCGGCACGGACCAATTTGGTCGCCAGCGATTTACCAGACAATTTGCATGGTGTTCGGCTTGCTATCGAAGCTGCTGTCCCGCATGGCCGAACCGACAATGGTGGTGAGAATGATCGTGGATCATGGCACGATCTTTCACCACGCATCGAAGCGTTTGTGAAGAACAACGAACGAATGAACGAAGGCTTTGCCTCCATAGGAGCAAAACACCCCATGTTAGCGCGATGGGGCGCGCGCTACCAGCGCCACCTTGGGACACTTGGTACTGGAAATCATTTCATTGAAATTTGTATTGATGAAAGCGAAGTGGTTTGGTTCATGCTGCATTCGGGGTCGCGTGGTGTTGGCAATCAAATTGGGCGGTATTTCATAGAGCGTGCGAAAGAGCACATGCGCCGGTATTTCGTCACACTGCCGGACGCCGAGCTTTCCTACCTTCCAGCCGGAACGGAGGACTTCAAGGATTACGTCGAAGCCGTCGATTGGGCGCAGGAGTATGCACTTGCCAATCGATGTCTGATGATGGAAGCGGTTCGAGAAGCCACTACAAAAGCACTTGGCCGCGACGTTACCATCACGACCGAAGCCGTGAATTGCCATCACAACTACGTCGCGCTAGAGAACCATTTCAGCCAAAACGTGATCGTGACACGCAAGGGTGCGGTTCGAGCGCGCGAAGGCGATTTAGGCATTATCCCCGGCTCAATGGGGACCGGCAGTTTCGTCATTCGCGGCAAAGGCAACAAGGAATCGTTTCAGTCCTGTTCGCACGGGGCCGGTCGGTCAATGTCGCGCGGCGCAGCAAAGAAAGCCATCACCCTTGAGCAACATGCGGAAGCCATGAAGGGCATCGAGGCGCGACTTGATGCCGACGTGATCGACGAAAGTCCTGCCGCCTACAAACCAATCGGTGACGTGATGGCCGCGCAGACCGATCTTGTGGAAATCGTACACCGACTGCGTCAAGTTGTGAACGTGAAGGGCTAACAAACAAAAAGCCCCGCGCGGCATAACCGGCGGGGCTTCGAGCGAAGGCTGTATGTTTGTGTTAGATCAGGCGGTTTTGAACGTCCGCCGCATTGTGGGTCTCCTGCTGTTTACGTTGACGCCAATACGGGCGCATTCGTTAAACTCTACATCACAGTAGGGAAACCAAACCATACCTTTGGGCAGAACGCAAGTGCCTTTTTAGCAGCGCAGACCCAAGCAACCCGACGCGCCCGTGAAAATATCGTAGGCTGCATAAAGCAGGATAAGCCCTACAATAACCACAAGCAGCACGTACAGGATGGTCTTGATTGGTTCGGGAAGCGGGATCAGAGGCCAAATACGCGAGAATCCCCACCACAGCAGGCCGAAGACACAGGCGATAAACAGGATCGCCAGCAGGATGAAAAGAACATGACCTAATGCCATGGTGGGGACTCCTTAGTTAAGTAGAGCCTGCAATGAGTTGGCAAGCGCCGTATCGCCGGATGCATTCAAGGCGGAAACGACCGAGGACAAGTCCGACGTATCGGTTTCCCATTCGAGCGACAAATCGTTATTTGTCCATGTGATTTGCGAGCCGGTGCTAGACGGTGTAGAGCCAGTGCCATACTCGGTCCAGGTAAGCGCAGGGGCTAAGTAAGATGGCGCTTCCGAAGAGGCAGTGACGGCAGCGATCATGGTATCCATGTCCGATCCGCTGGCGCTGTATTGCTGTGTGCCGCTTGGGTGTTTGATAATGATGATGTGGTGGGCCATCTAAGGACACGCTCCTTTGCTAGTACATGGGTTGGGCGGGGTTGGGATTCCATGCGCAACGAGTTCGCCCTTTAGCTCGTTGGTGTAATCAACCCAAAGTCCGAAGTTCATGTTTTCCTTTTGGTACAACTTATCAAGATCGGCTATTTTGATATAACAGCCAAGCCCCACCAGCAACGAAATAAACACCGCAGCTCCGGAAACCCACATGGCGCCGATCAGCGTTCCCAGGATTCGGTTCACAGCTTCCGGCGGCGTGGTAAAATAAAAGGTTGGGGCCGCGTATGCCGACGAACTCGATTGGCTGTTATGGGTGTCCGCCATTTCAATGGTGCGCCTGCCCTGAACCAACATAGGCAAAAGCGATTGCCCACAGCACACCCACTAGCCCTACAATAATCTTGGTCGTTGTATCCCAAAACCTGTTGCTATAGGTAGCACTCTGCGTATTCATGGCAGTTTCAATCTTGCCGATTGCGGCCAGGAGCCGGATTTCGATTGCACCCATCTCGGTCTTCAAGCGGTTCTCACCATCGGTTTGACTCTTGTTGGTTCGCGTTTCGCTTTCACTGGTAGCAGCGGCGAAATCGTGAAGGCGCTGGTCGATATTCTCGAACCGTATCTCCATCTCCCGGCCTAGCGATTGTGCGGCCTGCAATGCTTCGGCGGCTTTGCCGCGCGCCCACTGATCGCAAGCGTCCCCCTGATCCGGCATACCTACTCCGATGTAATATGTTGAAGCCGATTCTTGATGTCTTGCACATCGTGTTCAACCTGCCGCTTGAAGTCGCTAAAAGCATCCTCTAGCAGCCGCACGCGGTTTCGCAATGCCACAAGTTCATCATGTGTACTCCGCGAACCGTTATCGTGCGCCATGAATCATCGCCCCGTATACACGCCTTCCGGCTTTTGCCCAACACCGCCGATGGCCGCGTGATTAGTCCGGCTAAAATAGAATCCGACTATCAAAAAGAGCGACGAAGACAGCACGACCGGAACCTCGATGGGCCTCCCCATGATACCGTTCCAGACGGCAACAACCATGTTTGACAGGACCACGACAATCGAAATTACCGCTTGCGTGTACTCCCAAATCAGATTGATCTTGCGCTGCCCTGCTGTAACAATATCCTCTTCCCGCGTCGTGGTCGGTGGCAACGGTGGCTGATGGTCAGCCGCGTGACTGGCCGCTACGGCATTGAAGGGTGTGTCTTCAGCCATCGCCGCCCCACGGTTCGTCTACGCTGCCGGCGCTTCGGCGTGTTCATCCGCAGGCTCTTTCCGACCGGCAGGCAGGCGAAGCGCAGCATGGAGAACGTCAAGTTGCCTGCCGAGAAAGTATTCCGCACCGTCCAACGATTCGTCGAAAACGAACCTCTTCGCCGCGCCGATGGTCATGCAGTGATATGTCTTGATGTTGTCCGGGACGTGCGCACCATCACCGGCGGCATGGTAAAGCCCCTGAATGCAGCGGTAGGCGCGCTCCAGTTCGGTCGTGAGCCTTTTGATTTCGGAAGCCTTGCAATCGTTTTCCATGTCGTTCCTCACGAGGGCTAAATCTTGTCTACAGCTTTCGCTTCGCAAGCGTCTTTCCACCCATCTCGCCATGACACCCCCACGGCGACAAAAGGTTTACCGTCAACGAAAGCGTTCCAACCATCGTCATAATGGTTGAACCCGTGCGGGTATCGGCGGCCTCGGTTGATGATTATCGCCGCAGTCGAATTCACGTCGCTCATTTCGATCTCCTACGCCGTGCCTATTACCATTGCCGCCGCAGCGTGGCCATAGATGTTACTTGCAAGCAGCACGCGCCGCATCGCGCAAACGCACTGCATCGGGAATGAATGCCTGCACTGTAACCCATGCCGGGTGCTCGTGCGCCAACGCGGTCCATTCCTGCGCCAGCGCGGCTTGCTGGGCGCTGCTATACGCCGGAACCGGCAAGCACAAGGGGGCGGAAGGAATCGCGGCTGTCGGGGCGCTGGCGCAAGCCGCTGCAAAAGCTGCACACAGATAAATGACCGGAAGAGTCGCAAAAACTGTCTCGCGTTTCATATCGTCCCATCCTTCGCCCGCTGAATTGCTTCGTCGATATTTCTTGGCCCTTGAGCCTCGGACGCTGCTATGCGCGCTTCCGCTTGCGCGGCTACGGTTGCATCGGCTTGCGCCTGCTCGGAGCGGCCTAGTGCTTGATCGGATGTGGCTTGCTGGTCGCGTCCGGTGATCAGGTTCCAGAGCCATGCGAGGAAAGCAAGCATATTACTTCGCCGGGGGAGCAAAGTTGCGCACGATTTGTTGGGCGGAGTATTCCGTAACAGGTTTCGGAGGTGTTGCGTCCGGGTTGGCAATTTGAATCAACTTGCCGCCATTCGTAAGCGCCTGCCCTGCTACGACAAGGTTGATACCCGCTTGAACACCAACCGCAACCGCCTTGCGTTGCGTCAAGGCGTGCGTGATGGCTAAATACAGCGACCACCCTGCAGGGCCAATAAACATGATGCTGCCCGCCGCGATCTGTACCCCCCTGTACACCGGAGAATTTGTTGCTACCCCGTTGGCCGCAAGTGCAAGGCCGATGCCGATCAATAACGACCGTACAGCCGAAAACACGCCGTCCATTGCGGGGTTTGCGGAATTACCCATGTTTGCTCCAAATGAGAACCGGCGCGCGGCTCAATGAACATACACCATCCCGACCGCGCGCCGTAGTCATTCTCAGGGGGAGAATCGGGATGGTGATCTCGTTATCGCTTCGGAGTCAGCAATGCTCTCACCGACACATTCGCGCCGGTAATGTCTTTTTCGCCGCGACAGCCCACAGAACCGTAAATGTTCACATAGATTTCCTGCCCATCAGGCGGGTCAATCAATGCATCAATGAACGCCTCGCCAGCAGCCTGAGCCGGCGCACGGTCGGCGGCATGGATAGGCTGGTATGCAACCACGTTGTCGAATTCCTTGGCGATTTTCTGCTTCGCTTCGGCCTTGGTCGCGGCCGTAACTTCGAATGAATAGGTCACGCTGGTCACTCCGCGACTTCCCAATCGGTCGCAAGCAAGTCGGTCTGTGAGCAAAGCCACGGGACGACGTTTTCCTGCGCGGTTTTCATGGCGACATAGGCGCCGTAGGGCACAAGAGCATTTTCGCCCCAATAGCCCTTCGCGGCACCTGTCTGCGCTGCGTAGGAGTTGGCCGGGACGAGATAGAGAAACATCCCCTTCCCGTTCCATCCCGCGCGCTGCACCTTGGAGCCATTTCGCATCTGCTTCACGGCCCAGCCGATTTCTTGAATGTCCGTCATAGCCTCGTGTATCCTTCCTCGAATGCCTTGGCCGGCGACCAGCTTTCGAAGCCGTCAGCATAGCGGACGTAGTAGCCACCGACGGGGCTGGTGCCGGACGGAACGCGTGCGCGAAGGGCTTCTGAAACGGTGACATAGCCGCCATTGTCCAGCGTCCATGCGCCAAGACCTGCGGACCCAATTCCGGCCGGCATCTGGTCCGTTATCTTCGCCGCCCACACTTCCTTGTGGCATTTCCACTTCGGAAGTGCGGCGGCGCTTTGCGCGGCAAGCTGTTCTGCGATTTGGTCGGGGTTAGGCATTACAACATGCTCCCAAGCGCGTTGACGAAGGTATCGAACGCGGAAACGCATTGCTTCAATGCGCCCATGGCGGCCTTCCACGCATCGGAGCGAGCTTTAGCTTCATACGGACCCCAAACTTCGCTCCATGCCTGCGACGGCGCTTCGCCGGCTTCGATTTTTTCCGTCAAGGTATCCAGCGCGTTGTCGAAGTCCTGCGCTTCCTGATCGGCAAGGCCAACGGCGTCCGAACTCAGTTCGACTACCAACTGTCCGAAGTTGCTGATGGCACCGCTCTTGAGCGTACCACCAATAATCTGATTAACATTTGTCATTACATGGGTCTCCTTGTTTGATGGCGCTATCCATCCTTATAGGGATCGTATGCGTCGTCCGGATACCATGTTCCGGCAAACAAAGCAACCTGCCGCGCAACCGTAATTCTTTGGACGTGATCGGAATCGATAAACGAATGGTGCGAGTCCGGCTGTCCCCAATTCAGACCGGAAATGAGCCCCATTTCCTTCGCCAGCGGAGCAAAGAACGAAAAATCACCTTTCCATGACGGTTGGCCGTTGACGACTTTGACCAGATCGCAGGCTAGTCCGTAATGGTGCACACCAACCGTTCGCAGTTCGGTAGCCTTGGCGTTGAACAGGGCTATTTGACGTTCCGAGCTTCGGTAGGTTTCAAATACCATCAACGGCACAGGCGATGCCGCCATGAACCGTTGCACGGCTTGCCGCATGATAGGCTCCAGCAGCCCTAACGCCGCGCATCGGTTGGGCGAATGGTACAGGGGGTGTTTCTGGATTACGTCGGTGTAGAAGTTCATTTTCGCACCGTCAAATAAACGTTCCACCCCACAAGCAATATCACAACCACAACCAAACCGTCAATTTCTTCCTGCTGTGCTTGTAGTGCCGCAACAAGGACGGCTTCAACAGCCTTATCGCGGACACCCTGCAACTTCCCGTGATCGGAAAATGTCAGACGTGCATCAATGCTGTGCAAATTCCGCGCACCTAGACCGGCTTGCATCTCAGTATCCGCAGTCGGATGTTTCGATTGATTGAACGTGAAATAGAACGGATTCATGCGCATAATCTCAGACAAAGCTATCGCAGGATTGATATCCCCTGCGATGTCCTTATCGTCCTCAAGCGACACGAGGCAGGATACGCTTTCCAAGAAGATTTGCAGACCTGTCGTATTATAACAAACATCGCCAGTCTGTGCCGAAGACCCCGGCGTGATGCCGGGGGCAAACCATGTACCGGTCCCCCAATACATCTGCTCAGCAGCAGAAGCAGTGCCGGTGATAATTGATGCGTCGCCAGCTACTCCGTGCGTCCCTATGCCAGCGTTCTGCGCCTTGTCCACCTGTATACAGAGTGTGGTGGCGGAAGTGATACAACTGCCACCGTTGATGCCATAACCGGCATTATTATTCGACAGGATGTTATTGCCGCCCGTTATGTTGAATCCGCCCATGGCAACAGCAGCCCCGAACGTGAAGCCTGACGCGGCAGCAATAGTGCCATCGTCGAATGTGAGCGCAGCCGTTAGCGTCTGCACGCACGCCACACACATCAACGTCGATGTATTCGCCGGTATCGTCATCGTATTTGACCCGGCAGTTGCTGCGGCGTTGAGTGTAATAGTTCCCGATGTCGCACCCTTCAACGAGAGATCGCCGGAATTGATACTCTGCACGGCAGACCATGTATTCGTGCCATTAAGCAAGGGGATCGTCGCACCGGATGTCCCCGTATTCTGTGCTGCGGCAGTTCCAAGCGCCGAACCGCAATCTTTCACTCCGACCGTCGTGTTCGACATGCAAACGGCGTCATTATTTGTGTTACCTGTTATCGTGCCAAAAATCGCGTTTCCATTGCCAGTGCCATAGCCTTGGCCGATCACGAAGGCTGTGGTAGCAATTTGCGTCGTATTTGTATTTACTGCGGCGGTCGGAGCTAATGGCGTGCCAGTAAACGTCGGGCTGGCGAGAAGCGCCAGAGCGGAAAGTGCTGTCTCGCAGTCCTTCACGCCGACAGTCGTATTCGACATGCACATGACATCATTTGTCGTGTTGCCGGTCGTTGTACCGAATAGCGCGTTGCCGGTTCCGTAGCCCTGCCCAATTACAAAGGCAGTTGTCGCAAGCTGTGTCGTATTTGTGTTAGCGGCAGCAGTTGGGGCCGTAGGAATGCCGGTCAGTGCAGGTGATGCCAGAGGCGCATACGCCGTGCTGGTGAAGGCATTCGATCCCAGCGTTCCGCCTGTTCCGATGTTCAGCGTCGAACCATCGGTCCCGGCCAGTGTGAGAGAATTTGTGATCGTGAATGTCTTGGCGCTAGTCAAACTGACATGGAGATTTCCAAGAGCTGTGTAGCCATTTGCTACATCGGAAAGGTTGTTTGCAGCAAGTAACCCTCCTGCACCTGAAAGATCAGTGTTAAGAAGCGTTACAGCCCCGGTACGAGTATTGAAACTCGATACCCCAGCCGAGCTACAGGAACCGGCTGTCCAAACACCCCCGGAACCAAGCAGGCAGTCACCATCAACTTCCGCAACACCACTTGGTGAATTGCTGGCAGTCGATATAACTGCATCACCACTGGGTGGCCAGGTAACGCTTGGGCCGCCGCTACCTGACCCAATCACGGCGAATTGAATCGGCCCGTTGGCCTGATACACGTAAACAGTCGTACTATCCGAACCGCCAGTTATGCACGAAATATAGGCATAATAGTTCGTATTCCACTCAGTCCAAGACGTGCCCGCAAGAACAGCCTTCGATGAAGTTGTTGCCAATCCTCCGCTTGTTGCTACTGGCGTGCAATATGCAGTCTTGGAACCGGCGTTGTAGTAAGTTAACGCCGCAGAACTTGCGCCCGGTGTTACCGGCAATGCGGCGTTTTCGCCGGCAATGGTAACAGACAACACAATACTGCCCTGCACAACAGACGTTCCCTGCGGAGCAGGGGGTTGTGCAAATGCTGCGCCGGCAACAAGCCAGAGAAGGTAGAGTAGACGCTTCATGCGTGGCGCTCCTTTAGCCGAAACAGTGAACGGTCCATGTGTAAGTAGTCGATCCCGCCAGCGCGGACGATCCCGAATACATGATCTCGGACGGATACGGTGGTCCGGATATGTAGTTCAAATAAACTTGCGTAGCGCCGTTTAACGCGGCTGCGGTGGCGCTGGATGGCGTCAAGGTACAAAGCGGCGGATTAGTCACATAGGATGCCGAGAATGTAACCGTTCCCACAATGGTATTGGAACCTGTTGGCGATGTGCCGGTTACGACCGACAGTGTGAAATCGGAATCGAAGCCGTTTGGAATTGTAACGGTGGGGCTTGTTCCTGCACCCGTCCCCGCCGCAACCGTGGGCTTGCCGGAACCGCCGTTGATGTGCGTTATAGCCAAAGGACCGGTCATATAATCGCCGGCTTTGTTGACCGGCGTATAATTGAGCGCGGGTTGTAGTGACGCGATACACGCTTGCCATTGCCCGGCTGTAAGAACATTGCCGTAGTAAAAAATGCCTGCGCAAGCGTTAGTTGACGACTGTGCGTGTGCTGGATCGGAAAGCCAGCAAAGGAGCAATGCCATGCCGGTCAGTAATGCGTACTTTAGCTGTTTCATCCGGTGTTCTTTCAAGGTGTACCAAACACGATCAAGACGCCTGCCGATGCAATGTTGGCGCGCTGCCCGCCCGATCCGCCAGCATTGTTTGTTGTGAGCGTGAATGTGTTGGCGGTAATATCGGGACTTGTACTACCATTGCCTGAGCCACCCCAAACGGCGGACCCGCCACCGCTTCCCGAAGAATAGAAGATCGCGCCGCCATGCGCGGGCGCTATGGCAAGGCCAACGACATAGACGCCGGTTCCTGAATTCGATATGCTATTGATGTTCAAATTGGCAAAGATGGTCGAACCATCGGTGATCGCCCAAGCAACCACCAACCCGCTTGCAAGAGATGCCGCCGCAACTCCCGAGTCCGAAACCGTACCATTCGTATCCGAGAATACTGGAATGTTTCCACTCGTAACGGGGACACCTGTTACGGATGAAACAATAGTATCGACTAGACTTGATGAGAATTTAGTAGCTGCGGTGCCCAGTTTATAACCAAGACTCTGAAGCTCGAATATACCCAATCCATTATCCCAGACTACCGTGAAATAAGCGTTGGCTGGTAATTCGTTGGCGCCAATCGCAGAACCATCCGAATGAGCTAAAGGCTTCGTTGGAAAGCTGTTTAATGTAATCGTTACGGGGCCAGTGTTTACTGAAGAACCTTTGTGAATTGTAATCAGTCGACCATTGAAATCCGACAAGTTGGAGAAATTAGTCGAAAGTGTCACAACAACGGCATTTGCCGTTCCCGTATCGGGGCCAAACAAGGGAAGTAATGTAACCGCATTCCACCCGCCTTCGTTGCTGTCGGGATCGTTTGTGTTGTTGTCGACACTGTTGACCCAAAGCAGGCCGGGACCGGACTCGGATTGCAGGGCTGCGCCAGCCGGGTATCCGCCGATCTGTGTCGAAAATCCGCCATCGAAGGGAATGAAAATACCACCCGCCTGATACCACTGCTCCCAGGCTGTGACCATCTGGTATGCACCATTGAAATCCTTGCCGGATGGCGGTTCACCGCCCGCGCCGGTCGCCACAAACGTGTTGGGTGGAAATCCAAGATACTGCGATGCCTCATTCGGATTGACGTTTGTTTCAGGAATGAGGTTGATGTAGCTGCTGGTCGTTCCAATAGCCCAAACGTACAGCCATTTGTAGGACGGTATATTTGATGCTTGCATGATTGTCCCTACGGAACTATGGTGACAGAAGACGCCACACCGGCAGGGCGCGGCAAAACACCGGATTGCGTAACGATAGCCGTTTCAACCGACGTTAGCACAAAATTGAAATAATACGTCATGGTCATGTTTTGGCCATCCGTACAATAACAATCGCCACGCCCGGCAAACAAGAGTTGTAAAATTTGGTTGATGGCTGGAATTGAACAATTCGTGATATTTAACAGGGCCTTGGCAAGGATGAGGATACGGTAGGCACCATCCGTCAAGGAATAGTTGCTGGTCAGCTCCTCGCCGGAATAGAAGATGCCAAACCCAAAGGGTTGTTCATGTGCAGGATCATCCGCTTCCGCAAACCCAAGCCACGGGCCGCTGCCTTGCGGAATATAGAGCACTCTGGAAACTCCAACGATCCGTCCCCACACATCGAGCCCATAACCTATCGCTGTGGTAATGTTCCAAATGTTATCGTAAAATCTATCGAAGTTTTGCGTTTGATCCAGTGCCGCTGCAAATGAGTAGAGCAACGAGTCGACGGCCGGGCTGTTCGCGTATTGGCTAATGATTGGTTGTTCAGGATCTAAGATCGATATCGACCCAACCGGGGAAATTCCAATCTGGTACAAACCAATGGCATTGCTGCCGGCGGCAGGGGGCGGCGGATACGATGGTCCTGTATTTGGGATCATGTAGCCGTAACCGCAATGTTATTGGCGTTCAGAACCGGCTCCTGATTGCCAAACACCTGTACGGATAGTTGATTTGGCAGCAGTGCGGCGACTGTTTCGCTGGCAATGGTTCCAACCGGCTGGCTCAAGGTGTAGGTGCCTACACCGCCGGTCGTCCCCCCCGTTTGTCCGGTAATGATAGTCCCCGGTGCTACTTCGCCGTTGGAAAGGCTATCGTCGATTGTTTGTCCAATAGCCAACGCATTGCCGCCGGTCAAAATGGCAGAAACTGTCATCACATTAGTGGCAAACGACGCTGTAGCTGTGACAATAGGCGTGTTAGCTGAATTGATGCCTAATGAACGGATTTGCGCCCATGGCCCCAATGCTTGAACGACAGGAACGTAGTTAGTCGAAAGAAGCAGGCTGGCTATGCGCGCCCGCGTAAGTCCAGGGAAGCCGCCGTTGAAAGCGCTCACAATAGCATTCTGCACAAGGGCCACGCCGTTCGAGGGAACCGCAGGGCTATTGACCAGCACCACCGAGAACAAGATGTTCACATCAGTAGGTCGCTCAAAAATGATTGCGTAGGTTGGCGGATTTTCATACAAGGGTTGCCCATCAGTGCCCAATGGATTATACACAACATTGACCGTTGTGTTACCAACCATCGGCGTTCCCGGAGGGCGCCGTGCGAGGATAGCATTTGCCACATTCTTGTCTGTTCCGCCGACCACAGCAAGGTACATGCTATTGGCAGTTATCGAAACGCCATAAAGAACGACCGTTCCTGTTGTAGGATTATCGATACCCCAATAATCGAGTACACCAGGCAAATTGGCGATGGAACCTAGAATGGCACCCATAATGCCAAGCGCGTTGGCTTCAACGGATGCTTCGCGCCGCGACTCGAAAGCCGCACGGCCTTCCGTTGCCGTACCTACCGTACCGCCCGAAACTGTTGCCGAATCCCACCCTGAAATAGCTTGGTAGATTGTAACGGTTTCCGGGACCATTGTAGGGCCGGGGATAACCGCTGAAAATTCCAGGGTAATCATTCCCGTGCCGGGAATTGTGCCCCCCGATGTTGTATAATTATTTCCGGCCGAATCGATGACAGCCGCGCCGGACGGGATCACAACCCCGTTACCCCCTGAACAAACGATATTCAGGACGGTTGGTTCGGCACCATTGCGCTCCATGAAATAGATGCGGCCAATAGCATCCTGCATCCGGCCGGTGGCATAGGCGGGATCAACCTGTGTGGTGAAGAAGCAGAAAACGTCGTCCGCGTTGCCTACAGTAGCAGCAATTTCGGATGCCAATTGTCCTTGCGGTGTAGTAAGCGTGCTGGAAACATTTGGGTCAAGGTTAAGGCTACCGCCGAACGCCTGTTGTAGATCGGCAATAGCGCCGGCCAAAATGGCCGATTCAGGGGGGGCAACAAAGCCGGTTGCCGTGTTCCAATAGGGTTGCGGAATGTTGGTCGCGGGCGATGTCATGTATTAGAAGTTCGCTGTAAAGACTTGGCCTGTTTCATCCGTTATTTGTACCTGCCCGGAAAAGGTCCGATGGTTGAAGGAAGTTAAATAACAGCGTGCTTGCACCACGCCGGGAACCGTCAATGCCGCCTGCACGAATAGGGCTTTAACAAGCGCCAAGGGCGGAAGCTTCCCCAATATCGTTTGGAAGTATGGCACCCCGTAATTCGTATCGTAGTAGACCTCGCCCAAAAATGTTTTGATCGCGGATGCCGCGTCTTGCGCAAGCTGCAATCCTCCCGTGTTGATCGCAATGTTGCCATTGTTGTCGACGTACAAATCCCAATTAGCCGGTTGACCGGGCAGGTTCTCCGGGTTGTTCCAAAGCGCCAAGGTTGTGGTCATGCTTGACTTTCCAAAAATGCTGTGCTACGAGCTTAATTTAGCGATGAGAGTTTGAATCGCTTGGTCTTCCGTCTCAGGACGGTTGGGGCTTATGGTAACTCGGCTCTATCAAACTCTCTTCGCTATTCATATCCTGTCCGCAGCATCATTTTCAAACGATTGCTGTTATGATTCCGCTGGTGACAGTGATCGTCTTGCCGTCCGCGCTGGTAAAGGTTCCGCTTGGTGCTGTAGTAACGACCAAATTGCCGTCAACGGTCAGCGTTAGCGTGGTTATTTCGATACCATCCATCAGCATTTGAATGAGGTTGCCGAGGCTATCGGCCAGAGTCATGCCACCTGCCGGAATGAACTGAAGGTATTGCGTAGGTGTAGCAGCAAGAATCGTGAACAAATAAATACCGTCCGACATATCGAAGCGGCGAAACGATCCTGGGTTACTTGGAGCCAGCGCATTCTTTACGGCGGAAATATCGCGGTCGCAAAACACCGCCAGCCCTATATCACCAACTTGCGGATCGTTGATGATCGCGTTTGTGCCGGCTTGCAAGCGCAGGAAGGGGATGTTTTGTAGTGTGCCGTGCTGCCCTGCGAAGTTTCCAAGCCCGTCCGTTAGGTTCACAAGCGGCTGGATCGAAACGTAACCGGAGCCTGCTACAGTGTCCGTGGTCGTAACGGCTTTGACTTGAACAATCTGTGCCGTCCGAACATAGGCCAATGTTTGCCTGATGAGAAACGAAATCGCGGTAAAATCGGTCGCCGTATCGTCCGGCGACATTTGCCCTATAGCGCCTGCGCTGCTCATTCGGGCAACGGCGCTGAATACTGCGGATTATAACAACCAAGCACCGAGAACCATTCGCCATGGGGGACCATGCTTTCAAGGTGGTCCTCTTGCTTGAATATAGCCCATGTTCCGTTAGCAGGTTGCGCAATTTCTATTTCTGTTTGAATTTGCACCTGGCCGCCAATAGAAAAGATCGGATTGAACAGGGAGGTTACTTCAACACCTTGTGCCGTAAATGTTGGCGCTTTGACCATGCCTGTTGCGGCAGAGATAACAGGTATTTGCCCCGATGAGGTCCGCGCTCCATTCTTGGGCCAAATCGCCAATATGCTTGATTTGGAATCTATGGTGAATGAAATCCCTGCGTCCTTGGCGCATTTGCCAAGCTGCTGGTACGTCGATCCCCACAAATACTCGTTGGACAATGTGCTTGTTACACCGTTGTTTTCAAAATGCAGCCCGAGGGTTGTTGCAAAATCCTGCATCACATCGGCAACGGCAACCGTTCCTGGGTATAGTTTCGAGTTCTCATTGGTAACAGCATCGAACTGCGCCGTTTGCGCGGACAAGCGAAAAGCAACATCCGGCATACCGGCAAGATCGGTATAGGCGTTGTAGATCGTGCCGGAAAACTCCTTGAGCATTCCGCCTACAACATCTCCCGCCATAACCGTTACCTGATTGCGCGGCTGTAGTTGAACCTGCATCCCCAGCGTCGAAAGCTGGCGCATTTGCGAAGGTGTCATGCCGTAGACATCGAGTTCAAGCGTATCGCGTATTTGGCCTGATTTGACCACATGCGCGCTCGCACGTAAACCCGATAGGGTAACGGTATTTGTTCCGCTTTCCGCGAAATTTCCGGACGCCAGCGTAAATTCGATGTTCAGGAGGCGCTGAACGAATGACAAGCTACCCGGCCCCGCCCAAATCGGTGGGTGTTAGATATGCCAATTGCCAACGATCCCCCAGCCCCGTGTAATATGGATCAGCATTGCCCTGCAAATCCAGATAGACGAAATCCCCTGTAAAGCCTAGGTACAATGATCGAATCAAACGGTTGCAATTCTCGGATATGATACCACCCATCAGAAGGACTCCACCAACAAGAACGTCGGTGTAGAGCGCCGTTCGCTTCTGGTACACGTTCAGCGTCACAGCCTGTTGCGCCAAATTCACATTGACGATCTGCGACGGCACGGCTTGCAAAGGAACTATGAGCATCTACCACCCTGCCCCGCCATTGAAAGAATCTGCTCCCTGATTAAAGCCTTGGTTTGCGTTGATATTATCAAGATTGGTATTGAATACACTTTGCTCTTGCTGAGTAGCCGCAATACCCTGCGGATTGCCGCCACCGACAGGGTTGGCGCTTCCAGGGTTGGCGGTATTGGTGAAAGCCGCCGTAGCGGTCGCACGGACTTCCGTGACGTATACGTCAACGATCAGCAGACCCAAGCCGCTATCGTTGCGCCGGTCGAAACCATAATGGTGGACAACGACGCTGGGGTAAAATCCCACCTCGGGCATGGCCAGTTGGTAGAGCGTGACCAGGGGGGCTATGGCGGAAACGGATGAAAGGAATTCCTGCCTGTCCGAAACTGAGCCACCGGCCGCGAACCGCAGCTTGGCGGTAAATGGCAGCTCTACCTTATCGTAACTTTGAAAGGCACCTGTTTCAACAGGGAAGTCGGAAACCGTCCAATCCTTCGACCATTCCAGAGAAACGGTCGTGTCCGCTGTAATGACAGGAGCGCCGCCAAGGTAGATGCCCCATGCCGGTTGTCCGGGCGCATTGGGGAGCGAGCCCGAATCGGCCGTCATTAGTTGTCCGGGGCTGGACACTAATTACCTCCGCCCTGCGCTTGTGCGGCAAAGGTATTGCGTGCCAGTTGCGTCCGTGCATCCTTGGCGATGCCTGCCATGTCCGTGGCTTTGGTATGGATGTGCAGTTCGCCAATGTTTGTTGTAGCATTTGAACTGGAATTGCCACCACCAGATTGCGCGCTAATCTGAGCAATTATTTGACCAAGTTTTCCACCGTAAGTTGGGTCGGTCGCATAAACACCTGTCAAGGCATTTGCAAAAGCGTAAGGATTATCTTCAAGCTTGCGTGCAGCAGCATATTTCGATGATGTAGCAAGCAAGCGCGCGTGCGCTTCAAAAGCATCTGCCAAAGAAGCAAACTTAGCAAAGCGTGCCATCACCCGTTCAGCTTTGCCATTTACTATTTCAGTCGTCCAAGCATTTACACCGGGTTGTCCTGGCGACGCTTTTATTCCGAATGGGTTGTTAGAGCCTGGAGGTGTGTGCTTACCACTGCCACTTTCTAATTGCCATTGTGCGTATGTTACCTCAGCCGGAATGCCGTATTTTTGTTGTGCCGATTTAGCAGCAACCCATGCGTTTGAACTTAAGCCACTTGCTCCTGATCCTTTGTTCTTCCACGTTCCGTTTTCATAGACCCAGGTGTCGTTTTGGCCGGTAAGCTCGTTGTACTGCTGCCTACCTTTTTTCGACGGCGCAACGTTCCATGTTTTATATGCCAGGTAGCCTAACCCAATGATGGCCGCCAACCCTGTAATCAACCATCCAAGGGGGGTTGCCTCCATAGCAGCGCCGAGCGCAAAAAACGCTTCACTCAACGCGGGAAGTGCCGTACTTGTTAGAGTAGCAAGGCTAAGAAGGGCTTCGGGAATCAGCGTACCAAGGAATAAATCGAATATATAGATGATGGGCTTAAAGGCCCAAGCCAATTGACCAAGTGCAGTGCGTGCTAATCCAATTCCGATTGCTGTGCTAAGGACACCAACAGCCGTAGCCATTGCATAAAATATAGTCGTGGCAGTGTCTTTATGTGTTTGCAAATAGGTAAAGAATTGCTTCAAATAACCCAGGACTTGTAGCAACGCTGGTGCTACATCTGTAAGCATGGTGCGCCCAACAGTTTCGGACTGCTGTTGAATTTGGAACCACGCCTGTTGATAGGCTTGCGCGGCTTTGATGTCCGCTTGTGTTGGTGCCGACTTGCGAGCCGTTTCTAGAATCGCTTGCAAGCGCGACGGATTAAGTGTCAGCAGATTTACCGCACTTTGCCCTAGCCCCAACCCCATAATGAGCGAGCGTGCGCGCGCTGGGTCCATGCCCTGCACTGCTCGATTGATTTCAAGAAAAAGTTGCGTGGCGCTTTTCATGCGCCCTTTAGCGTCTGTGATCCCAATGCCAAGCGCGCGGAAATATGGAATGGTGGCGGACTGTCCGGTTAAGGTAAGCTGCTGAAGATCATTCGTCAATGATCCAATCGAACTTGTTATATCATCCGCGCTACCACCTGTTTGCTGCGCCGCATTGCGCCATGCAGCAAGATCGGAAACAGATTCGTCGAACTGATAAGCGAGCCGACCAATAGCTGCTGTCGTTGTGACCGTATCTTGTATGAAATCCTTGATTCCACGGCCGGCAGTGAAAATGGCAAATAGCTCAATAGCCTGATCACGTAGCTTGGAAATAAATGTCGAAACATCCGCCATTGAGACTTCAATTTTCTTATTCTCATCTTCAATGGCTTGCCTACCCTTCTTATAGGCATCCAACGCTTTCGTTTGCCCCGCCGTAAATTTGGAGGGGTCCAAACCGAGTTCTACAACAAGGGAGTCAATAACTGACGCCACTACTTGTTCTCTTTCGCGTAATGCTGCTGGGCCACAGCGCGATTGTGGGAATCGACCATTATGATTTCCAATAGGTCATAAAGATCAACACCGCCGTAAATTGTTTGCAGTTCATGGAGCTTGGCTTTGTCCGCCGAAATAACCGCACCCATGGCATAGCTTATGTTTGGGTACTGGATGATTCCACGGATGTCGTCCCCGCCGAACTCACTACCTTTGATCGGAGTTCGGCCAACGAAAAACCCATGTGCAACTCCAGAATTTCCTTGCGAAGTTGAACACGGGTTGCAATTTCTTCAATGTCGGAATTGATACCATCTTCGGGAAGGAGAGGGCGGACAACGCCGGTCTTGGGATCGGTCTTGATGGTAACGCACTGAAACATTTCATCCATCAAGGGTTCTACTTCGCGGAAGTCTATGAGCCCCAGCGACGAGACGCCCGCCACAGCAAGCCCTGCAAGGCCGCTGCGGCTATCCAGAGGGCCTATATCCTGCCCCGAACGCGCCATAAGCAGCAACGCGCGTGCGGCCCATCGTTCCCCCTGTGCGGCCGGCATTTCGCGAAGGTGAAACACCTTCCCTTTGTCACGGCCTTCCGCCGTGATCGTTACATCCTTTTCACGCCGCATTGGGCCTCCTTAGAGCGGGATGGGCTGGTTGCTGTTGAACCGGATCATGTACTTGCGCGGCTGGAGCAGCTTTTTGGCATCAGCCACCGGCTTGTATTTGACAAGATATCCGTTTGAAAGGATCGTCGATGTGCCGATGCTCGGCAAGACAATTTCGCCATCCGCTGCAAACACGTCCTGCGCCGCGCGCTGCGCCGCGAACCATTGGTCAAACAGGAAGTTGGAAAGCGAATCCGCCTGTAGACTGATGTTCATGTTGAACGGTACGTTAACGTAACCCGCCGAAAGGTATCCGTCCACGCCCATGAGCGTTTCGACGATTTCCATATCTTCAGCATCGAATAGATCATCGGCTGCAAAGCCTTGAATCTGGACGGCGTTAGGAAATACCGACTCTACGGCAAGGGTTATTAGTGCATTGGCAGCGGTAATAGACATGGATGGTGCTCCTTATTGAACGTCAACGACGTTAAGCGAGATTTCCTGTACGGAGCCACCGTCCGCATACCACAAGGTTCCTGTTGCCGCACGCGCCGTGCGCTGCGCCGCCGAAGCCGTGGTAATAGCCGCCTGCAAATACCAACCCGTGTTCGCTACAATGGCACCCGCCTGCTGGTTGCCGGCGGCATTGTTGATAGTCTGGATTTGCAAGGGGGTAAGGTCTACACCCGGCACAATGGCGCCGAAGTTGAGTGCGGCGTTGATCGGACCCAAACAAGCGGTACGAACAATCGATGCGCCGGGCTGATTGAACGGAATCGACCGGATATTGAAGAACATGGTCATCAGCGCTACCTGGAGCGCGTCGTCCAGCCATGCCTGATCGATGTAAGAATCGACCCAGTTGAACGGACCGGAAATAACGCCGTCTGCAAAGCCTATGAAATTGTTGGCCCGTGTAGCCCATGCACCATAGAAGTTGTAGCCGTTGGAACGAAGATTGTTAGCTACGGTCTGGCTGGTAACGTCAGCCACAAGCCCGGTCTGTTGCCGGAACTTAAGCACCGTGCGGCCGTCTGTCTGCGAGAAATTCACCGAGGCGATTGTGCCGGCTACAAAAGCGGCCTTGTTGGGATCACTAGTTGAAATTGGTACTATGCCGGAATTGTTGGCACCATTGATCCCGTTCAAATAACCGAACGAGCCCGTAGCCAAGCCTTCGGTAGGCAAGATATCCTGATCCCAACAAGCGTAAGTGAAAGCGTCGTCGGTGCTGTTGGTCCATTGCGCAAACAACAGCTTTTGCGTAGGCGGTTCGGACGGGTTGCCCAAGATCAGATCGGGATCGAATGTCATGAACAACGTTTCCCAATTCTGTGTCTGTTGCTGCACGTTGGTCATGAAACCGACAGGATCGGCTGGAGCCGCGCCCTGCGAAAGCACAGCACCTGTGGCTTGCGTTAAAAGCATCGTCGTAGCAAGCGAGCGTGTTCCAAACGAAACCGTTGAAACCGTGCCATTCGTTCCCGACGTAATGACAAATGCTTCCGCGATAGAATCGTAGGTTACGGCAATGGCGCCCGGAGCGCCGGTCATGGCTTCGGAACTAACCGTCTGCGACGGGTAGATCGTATATGCACCATCACCGCCAATCGTACCGGATTGCTGCGACTTGATGGTCGTAACGGCGGTAACGCCCGCACCTGTTACAACCATGCCCGGCTGCAACGTACCGGAACCAACCGCCGAAACGGTCATCGTGTTGCCTGCAATCGATGCTGTAAACGACGCCGCGCTGGCGGTAAACGTCAGGGCTTCACTATTGACCGTCTGCGAAATGCTAACGTAATAGGTTCCATCACCACCAGTTCCCGTGCCATAGCCGGTGATGTAAGTTCCTGCGGAAACTCCAGAGCCTGCTACAACCTGACCAACGGCAATCGTTCCTGTAACACCACCCGTAATCGTCATAACACCCATATTGTTCGAACTGCCAGGATTGACGTTCGGAGCAATAGAGCCTGTGCCGCTTGCGGAACTTGGAAGCGCCAAATCGGATTGAACGGTAGCCGCTATGGCGGAAAATGTATTGTCGGAAGAAAGGTTGATGCTGGTCGATTTCCACGAAAAGCCATCAACAATGACTTCCAGCGCGCCGCTGGTAATAGCCTGCAACGCAGCAAGCTGCGCGGACGCGTTGCCACCGCGCAAGAAGGCCGAAACCCGCGTGCTATTGTATTGAGCAATGAGCAGGCTTCCGGGAAGCGCCTGCGAATTGGTAAAACCAAGGAAATAGGTCGACGCCAATTCATATTCGATGGAATTCGGTCCAAAGTAGGACGAAACAGCAAGCGCGTTGGCGAAGGCCAGAATAACCGGGTTATCGGTGCCGTTGATCGGTACACGCGAACTGGAGGACAACATCAATCCAATAAGCGAGAATGACGAGCCGCCTGCTGGAAGAACGCCGGGAATGATTTGTGCGATGTCGCTTGCAGGTATCGTGGACACGATTTGTTACTCCTTTTAGGCAGGGTAAGCGGCCTGCACATCGATGGGTGTGATAGTTGCCTGATCGAAAAACTGGAATGCGATGGTAGTTGTCTGATCCGCTTGAACCAGCGCCTCTACAATCCAACGCCGTTCGATCTGGTTCTGATCGTTCAGGAATGACATTTGCCGTGGATCGTCGGCATACAGGGGGGTGATTGCCGGATTGCTCGCTGTGAAGTAATCGACCGCTACTTCATCGCGAAACAACGTCGAGATGTTTTGTGCGTTGTCAGCCGAATTAGGGCCATGTACATCGATCTGGAATGTGATCTTGGTCGATTGCGTCAAGGCTTGCGTGCCAGCTGCCATGCTTTCTAAAACGACCGTTTGCGTGTTGCTTAGCAACCAGACATTAGGTGCGCTGGACCGAACGACGGTCGTATTCGCCAGAATGCCTTCGCCCCATATGGTAGTTCCGGGAACGATCTGCCCATACTCGGTTGATGTGACCGTCAATACTGAACCGGTAATGGAGCCTGTGAAGTAGCAATCTGCGTAGGTATCGACGTTGGTCGAAATGCGTTCGCGGCGGATGGGTGTCATGACGAGGAAGTCGGGGCCAAGCGGCTCCGATACTTTGTTGTCTTGCCCAAGGACAACCTCCACACCGCTCGGCACTACCGTCAAAAGGAACGCGCTCAGGAGAGTATTGATGTCGGTCTGGTTGGGCTTGAGTGATATAACAAGCACTTACTGCACACCGATTAGCGTCCAACGCGATGCGCCATCGCTGGCAAAGATTTCAGCCTGATATGCAGTGCTCATTACAATACCGGCTCCCCCACTGTTCGCACCATTCAGCACATCCGAACAACCGGACGCAGATGGCTGAACTGTGATCGTATGTGTTCCGTTGACGAGCCCCTGGAAATCGTCAACGATCAAGGTTTGACCTGGGTTTACGGAAGCGGCACAAGGCAACGACCATGTACGATCCGCTTGCGCAATACTTGGTGCTACCATCCGATCCGTGGCAAGCATCTGATAGTTAAGGTTGTTGCTGCGGTAGGTAAGCCCGTCGATATTGAGGTTGGCGCGCGCTGCTTGCGGAGTAATAGCCCCCGTTCCACCATTGCCAACACCAATCACACAAACACCGCCCGCATTCAAAACCCCATTGCCGCCATCGCAAGCAATGTTGATCCCATTATCCGCCGAAAAAACGGGATTGTATCCATGTGCATCGTACTCAATGGAACCGGACATGATTTGTCCGGCATTTGGGTAAGACGTAGCAAGCAAATTGTAATCGACGGTACTGTTCTGTGGCACATTGAGAATGCACGCCGCATTACAAGCGTTGAACAGAAAACCTCCGCCGTGCGAATGCGCTGCCGCAGTTATGTTTCCTGTTATGTAAATCTGGCTTACGTCGGACTGTTGAAGCCCCTCGACGATCACAGCAAACGAATTGACGGATGGGTTGGCAAATATCGCGTTGGTAATGAAAACGCTTGAAACGCCACCGTTCGCGCTCCCACTGATCGGCGTTCCTGTCGTGGATGGCCACTGCATTAACAGACAATCGGTATTGCAGCCGAGCAGGATTTGGCCCGCTGTCGTGCGTGCGTCGTCGAGCCCGGACCGCTCATACTTCGGGTCCGTGTTTGTGATGTCGTGCGAGCCGTTCCCCGTGCTCCCTGTGGCGGGACGCACAGTGAGGGCGAAATACGGATCATCGAATGAGCGTTGCCGGATCAAGCTGATATTGTTCGAGCCCGGTGAGCATCCTACAGCGTCGAAGCCAAGTGCGGGGTCTTTGTAGGTTGTGCTACCAACTATGTAAGAACGGATGTTATCGAAGTTGGACTCTTCGATGACGCCACACCCCGTACTATCACCACCTACACCGAAAATATGACCTGTTGTATCAATCCCGACAATATCCTGAAATGTAGCCCATTTCATAGGACCATAGGCTGTTACATCACGATCCCATGTACTCGAAGTCGTGTCACCGTAAAATGTCAGGTTGCGAATGAATGTACCGGACTGATTAACCTGCATCAGAAACGAAAACGGGTTTTCACTACCGTTCGGATTGGAGTCAACAATCGGTAGAATATCGCCGCCTGTATTGGGAATATGGTAGAAGCCGGAAATGAATGGTCCCGTGCCGATCACCGATGCGGGGCCAAGAATGGCATTCGTAGCAGGGTTGAGACCTGATGTACCAAATAATCCATTGACTTGAACTGTAATTGGTGCACCCGCCGCATTGCCTGCACTTTCGGCAGTCGCCATTTTTTGCATCGATGCTATATTGTCATGTCCGATCCACTGTACCGGAGCAAATGATCGACAGTAGAACGTAGCCCCTGTGCCATGGCTGGTAGACGTTGTAGTATCGGCAATCATTGTCGCGCATGGAATGGACGAAATCGGATAAACGCCTATTGCTCCAGAAAGACTTTCTACCTGTATAGCAAACGAAACATTCACCGTCGCACCTACAAGACCGCAACCAGTAACAGGGATGCTGTCGTAATAGCCAGAACCGTCATAGGTGTAGCCTGTCAACGACGTGTAACTTCCCGGCGTCAGAAACACCCCGGAAACGGATGTCAAGGCATTCCCACTGATAGTTCCCGCAAAGGTCGCCTGCAAACCCTGCAACGCGCGCCCGGCCGCATTCAACGTAAGCGCCGTGCATCCGTTGGTGCCCCCTGAACCACCACTGCTGATCGTAAGTGAACTAGCTCCCAGTACCGCTGGCGTTCCGACCTGTGCCGCAACCGGAGACCCTCCGACCAATGTTTCAAATGCACCGAATTTGTAACCACTGCCTCCCGTAGCCACATTGATCTGATTTATCATTTTCATGGACGAACAATTTACGGCGGGCTGATCGTGCATCACAGCACTGCCAGTCCCCGCCGTGACAGAAACCAGATAGGATGTGAAAAGCGTACCACCCGATGCACATGCGTCGGCTGTTACAATATCACCAACATCAGCTTGTGTGAACGTCGGCGTACCGGAGCAAGAGATATTGGCAGAACTGGCCGTTATCGTACATGAATTTGTGCCGTTTACCTTTGTAACGACGCCCCCAAAATCGCGGGCAAAATCAAGCTGGAAGATCGGGGGCGCCGAAACAACAACCTGCCAGCCATTGATGCCGTTACTAATGGCAAAGATTCGCGAGCCGGCATAGTAGGCATTTACAATAGTGTTCACGGACCCATTCAGGGTATCGCCGCATGACGAACTGGGAATGACGTTCAAATAATCCAGCACATTGATGTTTTGTGCGGGATCATAAATTTGCAGACCCTGACCCGCACTAAGTAAATCGGCACATGGCAGCGTGTCAGTGCGTACAGTTGTAAACGGCGTTCCAAGTTCGACAGCGCGATCTGTCGCAAGCAATTGGTAGTTGGCATCGCCTTGAACCGTCAGGCAATTGATATTGAAGCCCGAACAGCCAAGCGCACCGGCCACGGTCGTTTGTCCCGACCCTCCATAGGCTAACGGGATTGCCGTGTAAGCTCCGAAAACTCCATTGTTGTTGTACTGCGGTTGCCCTGTAGTTCCTGCGGGCGGGTAGCCGCCACCGCCCGAACCACAATCGCTACCTGTCCCCGAAATCAACCCCCCTGAATTAGCGTGAAGGCATTGAATAGAGCCTGTAATGCCGGTGTCAGTGAGCGCGCTGTAGAAGGCCGCATTCGGCGTCACGCCGCCGATAATTGGTGGTGTAGCATAGTTCTGCGTGGCAAACGTCCCGCACGCATTGCCGCCACAGGAAGAACCAGGGGGGCTCGTGAATTGCCCCGCTTGGTTCAAATAGAGCAGCGTGCTGCTGCCACCGCTGGCGGGCACAAGGCCCTGTGTGCCAGCAGAGAACAGGTTCAGGAAGGCTGTAGCCTGCGCAGCGTTGTCCGTGGCAAGCGGGCTTGGCGTCTGGCCAAGGATTCGGGCTACGCCGGGGTTGGGATAAGTACCGCTTAGGTCGCCACCGGCCGGGCCCGTAGGCGAGCCACCGCCTCCATTTGCCGAGGACGTATGCAACAGCACGGACGCTGTTGCCTGAAAAATATCGATGTTAGTTGTACCGCTTGCCGTAATTGCAGCCAAATAGCCGCCTTGTGTGGCATTGAGAACAATGCTTGTGCCGGCGCGCAGCACAGGGCTTGCCAGCGTTGCTACGACCGTCGATTGACCCTGCTCAATATAAGCATCGACCGTCCCTGTATTGTTTAGGGTTACGGTCGAGTAAGGCGGGATCGACGCAGGGAATGCTATAGGTGTTGATGTTGTTCCGACCGCAAACGGTGTATAGCAGCTATTGCAAAGCTGCGCACCACCTACAGGGGAAGGCGGGGCTCCGGTTTGCGCGAAGGCAGGAGGGTTTAATAGGGCTACCAGAAAGACCATGACAAGCGCAGCAAGTCTCATGGCGTAGGAACCTGTAGGGTGGCCACGACCGCGCACCAATCGGGCCATGTTTCCATCACTTGATTTACAAGCCATTCCTGCCCTTCCATATCTGTAATGATATCGCCACCCTTGAGATCGGCGCGAACGGTAGCTTCGACATCACCGTAAAAGTAGAACTTGCGCAGCGTACCATTCAGGTTGAGTCCTTCAATCTGCCGAAGATCGCCGCCGGTCATCGCTTGAATTTGCGCTTGTGCGGGCGTGTTGTTGTATTGCGGAACACGCTCGGCTGACGGAAGCGTCGCGTAACCGGCCGAGGCGCTAATCACTACTGTTACGAACGGGTTTACCGCGCTGATGTTTCCCGCTACGATCCCGTGCAGGTTCATTAGTTGACGATGAAGTAATTGTAGGTGCTGCTATCGGAGACTGTTCCGGCAATCGTAAAGCCGGTGCCCGGCGTAACAGTCTTCGGCGCTGGGATCGCGCCGACCGTACCGCCAACCGTTTTGAGCGTTACGATAATAACCGAGTTTGCAGTAAGGCGGCTGTCCGCCACCGTAACAGGTGTGACGCCGTTTGCTACGAAGGTTCCGTTCGGTGCCGTGGGCACGTTCCACTTGGCAATCAACGTGAAAACAAGCGTAGCAGCGGCGGTGTAGTTGATCTGGTAGAGCGCCGCACAATTACCTTCGATGGTGTCAATTGTTCCAGCACTGTTGACACCAGTTCCGCCGGTGAATGTAACAGTCGCGTTGGTGCCGTTCTGATAATAGAACAGGCAAGAGGAACCAATCTTTCCTATCAGGCCCGGATTGGCCGCAATAATGTTTGTTGCGGTGTCGGTCGTATCGACAAATGCCGCGTTAGACTGCGCACCGCCTCGCGAGATGATTCCCTGCGCAATGGCTGCGGCAGCAAGCGTAGCGGCACCAACGGTCGTGACAGATGTAATTTGCGGCGATGTAACACCGGCCGCATCTGCAACGGAACCCGTGGAAAGATGGTATACTGTAATAGTCGGTGCGTTCGCTGTACCGCCAAACACAAAGGAATAAATAGCCTCCTGCCACGGGCCGACGATAATCGTTGTCGGCAGAACAATACCCGTAGCCCCCGCCGAAAGCGTTTGCGGAAAGGCTGTCAGGTTCTTAAGGATGCACTGGAAGCCACCCCCTGACACCCACCCACCAGATTGCGATGCAATGATGTTGGCGATTGTGTCAAATGTATCCGTGTAAGCGGCGGTTGGCCCTGAGCGAACAACTGCGCCGGCATTCAGCGCGGTAGCGGTAATCGTTCCGTTGCCTACTGTGGTAATAGCGGCAGGAACAATCGCCTCGCTAAGCGATAGGTCCGACTGCGCCAACATTTGTGTAAAGCTGGGGAGATCGCCAATAGAAGGGCTCCACAGCGGTTGGTTATTGTAGTTGAGTTGACCTGCCATTGTGGTCTCCTGTTAAGGCGTTGTTACTTCGTAGTCAACGGAATTGAGCAAATGCCCACTGTCCACCAGAACTTTGGTTGATGCTCCATAATTCGTTTTGCTGTCACGCACGCGCTGTGCCGCAATACCAACCGTCTTACCTGTCACAACCAAAGATTGATCGTGCGATTTCATTCCGCGAAGCATGACGGTAATGGGACTTAGCGCCGGTGCATTCGTGTCTACAATACTCTGGCGAAGTTGACCGGCGATACCTTCACCAAGTTGCATCAAGGTTTTCTTGATATCGTAGCCATTGCGTTTGATACCCAACGCAAGCGCAGGTTCCCACTCCTTCTTGTGTTTTGCGATCATATTACGGAAAAATGGACGCGGGGGAATCTTTCCGGTTCCAAAATCCTGTATTGCTGCCACCATCGCAACCGGAGTACCGTTCGGATATGTAGCAGACTCCAGAAAGCCTACTCTGACAACAGCAGGCTTTTTCAATTGTGCTGCCATCTTGTTCATCCACAGAACAAGCTTTTCACCACCTTTGATCGCCATCAGAAATTAGGCCATCCGAAGCCGCCCCAGCCATTGCCCCACGGGCCAGGTCCGGGACCATAGATGTTGCTGGTGATTGCAGGGCGTGGGTTTGGAATCCATCGCATAGTGCGGTAAACGCTGGTCATCTGCCAGTAAAGCGCGCCATACTTTGTTTGTATCCAAAACGCCATGCTTTGACTGACATTAGCACCATAATCGGTGGTAACGGCAACGCTACCCTCCGACGCACTGTTGATGCGACCTACCGTTTGCGCAGCGGGTTGGGTGTTTGTGCCAAGATAGATGAAACAAAGATGCGCAAGCGCAAGGCTGAGCAGCGTCGTCTGCGATTGCGCATTCGTTACCGGGCCGCCACCGTCATTGCGGTGGAGCGTTGTGGTAACAATCAACCATAGGCTGAATTGCGCTTCGCTTACGGTGTTCGAGAACTCCGGAAACAGCGCAATCCAAGGGCCGTAGGTTAATGTTACCTGGATGCCCATTTACGATGCAACACCCTGAGTAATAGCACCTACGTTGCCAATGCCGGTATTGCGGCGCCGGGGAACGCGCAGGTCCAGGGGGCGGCCTTTGTCGTCCACGCCGGGAACAATCGGCTGTAGCCCGCTGCGCCGGGATTCGTTCTCCTTGGTCCAGTTCCGGTTATCGCGGTTGGTTGCCCAAGCGTGAATACAACCGTTCTTGACCAATGGGCTCTGCGCGTTGTCCTTGAGCCATTTCTTGATGAACTGTGCATCGACATTCTTGGTCAACGCATAGCCCATCAGGATTTCACAGCGCGGAACAACACCCTTGGCGACCGATGTACCAAATATCGTGATCGGATCGCCAACAGCAACCGCTACCTTGCGGACGCGCGTGCCTCCGCCAAGAACCGGCTCTTCGGATTCCTCGAACTCGTAAAGCTGAAGAACAATGCCGGTCGTGGCAACATTGCACGCGACCGTTACTGTACCGTTGTTGGGGATTTCATCGCCCTTCAGAATTGCGGGCGCGGCAGGTTGTTTGTTGTCTGGCATAGAGTCTCCTTAGATACCAACCATTGAAGCGACCCCGATTGGGATGCGCCAAATAACTCCGAATCCGCCCCCTGTCACCTTCTGTTTGAACGCCGACATCTCGCGAATGATCGGATGCGAACGCATCTTTTCGCTGAATGAAGCATAGCCGGTCTTCTGGCCACCCACTTCATCAGCAATCATCTGCATGAAGTTGCCCGCCGCAATACCCTGCGGATTGCTGGCGGAAGTCTGGTTGTACTGTGTTGCCGTCTTGATAGTAAGGTTCGGCAGATTTTCTTCCAACAACTCGTAGGTGTTGACGCCGAAGCTGTTGGCCGCCTTCATCGCCGTTGCCGAGCCGGGGCTCATGGCGAGCGTGAGCTTGGATTTGGAATCGACGTAACCATCCGTCTGGTTAACCAGCGAGGTGTAGACCGCCAGGATGTCGTTATACACTTCGTTCGGCGTAGCCTTAAGCTGATTGCCGCTGAACCATGTCGTTCCGCCATAGGCTTTGGTGGCCGGGGTAAGCGATGCGGGCAAGGATGGATCGTTCAACCCACCATAGTTCTCCAGCCCTTGGATGCCAAAAAAGTACATGAAGTTTTCGAACCGCATCATGTTGTTTGCGGCCGAGCCGTCCAGTTCCGATACCCAATTGATGCGCGCTTCGCCCGCCCGCGCTATTTCCAGTTCACCATACTGTTTGATCGTCTGGTACAGATAATTCTGGCGTTGGGGAAAGTTTGCATTGGCGTTCGATTCGCCGTTGTTGACATAATCGTCGTAGCTGGACGTTTCGCCCGTATGTTCCACGGTCAGGAACATGGCTGTCGTAGTAGTCCAATTCCCTGTGCGCCGTTCGCCATAGATGTTGGCTGCTTCAACAGGCGCCTGAAGAATTTTGTAAACCGCAGGGTCTACATAGTTGGTCAGGAACCAGGGAATACCCGAATTGGGGTCAGTAACAAGGGACGGCTGTGCGTCCATTGCCATGCTATATCCCCTCTGCTCGCTCTTGAACGAGTCGGGCAGGAAGGATTGCACGCCGGGAAGGTAGATACCAAAGCGTTCGCCGGCCCCGTTGTGGCCGGAATGAACCGCGCGGAAGGCTTCCCTCGCTTCCTGGATGTTCTGAAACATTGCGTTATTCCTTTCGTTGCGAGAGAATTAGCCCTGAGAACCGACCCAGGAAGTAATTTTGACCAATTCGCCGGGCAAGCCGCCGGATGCCGCATACCATTTGGTTTCGACATTACCATAGGCTGAAATGGCTGTGGAACTTACGACCGTGTTGTTATTGACGACGTAAGTACCTGCGCCACCTGTGCCGGTGCCAAGCGCGGTGATCTGTGTTCCGGCAACAACATTGGTGCCGGTGATCGTCTGGCCTACAGCAAAGCCGGAAACGACCGTACCGCCAACCGTAAGCAGACCGTAGGTGCCGCTGATCGCTTCGCTGACCACCGACTGTTCGGGGATCGATACCAGATAGGTTCCCACCCCACCTGCCGTACCAGAAATCTGCGAAACGATCTGGTTGCCGGTCGTAACACCTGTGCCGCTGATCGTAGTTCCCGGATACAACGTACCGGAGCCTACGGCGGAGACGGTCATTACATCGCCGCTAATCGATGCCGTAAATGAATTGGTTTCGGCAGCAATGCTTGAAGCCGAGCCGGACGCGGCTGTGCTTGGCGAACCTGTTGCGGCGAAAGTAGCCAAGCCATTCGCAAAGTTCGCATAGGCTTTCTGGCCAACTACAGCCTCGCCCGTACCGCTGTTGACGATCCAGAAATCGCCCTGTACCATGATGCCCATCTGGTATCCCGGCGGGATCAGCATGGATGCGTCTTGCAAGAAGCCGGTGATAAGTGCCTGCTGTGCGCGGTGAACAAAGCCCGCCACATTGCCCGCGCCAAAGCTGTTTACAATGGCGTTAGTATCATCCGGATCAGGGGGTGGCGCGGTCCAGCAGAACCGCCCTACATAAACGCCCGCTGCACCGGCAACGAGCGCGCTGGGGCCGGCTACAGCCGACATCCATGCATTTGCGCTTGCAAAGTCGCCTGCTACGCCTACGGCAGGAACTTGCTGCATCGAAGTTTGGAATCCGCCGGGAGGCGCCATAGTAATTACTCCTTTGTTCGTTGATATAATTAGTTCGTCAGACGACCGGCGTCCGGGAACAGCTTGCCGTATTTGTCTGCTACCGAAGCATCGAACGCCATGCCATCATCGGTATCCGCCGCCATTTGTCCGCGCGGCTGTGGAATTAGTTCCAACATGGCGCGGTAGGCGGAAGGATCGACACCTTTCAAATCAAGATTCGGCCGCGCGGTCTTGAGTGCCAGCCTGTATACGTCATCGGCTGTTTCGGCGGAATCGAGTGCAATGTTGCCGATCCACGGGCGCACATGTCGTTCGGCTTCGCGCAAGGCCCGCTGCTGCGCGCGAATGGTCTTGGTGTTTGCCTCGATGGCTTCGTCCATGGCTTGACGAGTCAGGGGGGCTGCATCGTTAGCGCGACCCCGCTTAGCATCTTCAGCCTTCTTTTTCTCAGCCTCTTCAGCGTCATGCGCACGTTTCTTATCGCGTGCGTGCTTGCGGGCGTCTTCGGCCTTCTTTTCCTTTTCCATACGCTCTTTTTCCTCTTCGGGCGTTTCATCGCGCCCCAAGCGGCTGCGCGCATCATGCGCCCGGCGAGCGTCCCGTCCACCACGGAAGCGGGCGTCGCAGGCTTCCACCATGGATTCGTCCATGCCGCCTTTGCGCATGGCGTCCTTGGCAGTCTCCCACTCTTCCTCTTCGTCCTCTTCAGTCTTAGCGTCGTTGCCCGCTGTTTCTTTCTTTTCGGCTTTGGCACCGGCCGGAATGCCAGCATTAGCATCCGTTTCGGCGTCCTTGGCGAGTACAGCCAACATTCCCTCGATTTCTGGTAGATTGGAATCAGCCGCCAGAACGGACTTCAGCTTCGTGCTCAGTTTGGCAAGTACAGATTTCGTGGTCATTTGATTCTCCTTCTCTGTTGGTGCGGAATCTCCGACGACCACATCGGAACCTGCACGTCCTCTTTCGCATAAAATGCAGTGATTGAAGATGATATTAGTCATCCGACCGTCGTAAGCCTGACCCTTATAATGACCAGACTCCATAATCGGCGTATATCTGTATCCCGCCGAAATTTCTTTGCGACTCTCGTCTTCGATTCCATCAACACCTTCACGCGCCCAAACAACCAGGCTGTTATAAAGGTAG